TGTTGTCGCCCAGCCCGATTGAATCCGCACTGGACTTGAGTTGGAACTCCGCCATACGATCCTTGAAATCGTAGAGCGAGATTTTGCCGTAGAGCGATTCGAGGTTCGCCAGTTCTTCCGCGCGCTTGCGCGCAGGATTGCATTGCGGGCAGATCGCCCAGTTGTCGGCGCTCATGCTGAACCTCCGTCTTTAAAATTCTGCCGGGACCAATCGGCCACGCTGCTCGATTGCACGCCGTTCAAGGCGTCGTCATTCGCGTTGAGCCTGAGCGAGTCGTCGATCCAACTGACCAATTTGGCGGATCGACTATCCGCCGATTCGGAGTCCGACATTTCGATTTCCACATGGACGTTGATGTTGAAGGTTTTTCTCATATGAGGTTGGATACTTTGCACTCTTCGGGGATCACGATGTCTGTCACGCGCTCCAAAGACGGCGTGTGCGGTGCCAAACTTTTACAGAGCCAATCTTGCAACTTGCAAGCACGCGCTCTCGCCGGATCGTCATCCGGGGCTACGACGGTTATACGCACCGTCAGTTCGTAGGTTCGTCTCATTGCCCGCAGTAGTTACAGGATTTTTGGTGTTGCTCTATATGGGCTTCGACGGTCTCACGAATCGACAGTCCGGTATTCGTCACGACCTGAACGCAGCGGTCATCCCACAATTCCACCATCGCGAAATCCTTGACGCAGGTGACTTCCAAATCCGGCAGGCCAAATTTTTTGAGCCAATCCTTGATACAATCGTGCGCACGCATCCCCTCGTCTCCACCACGGCTGACGCGGGCGGTGAAAATCTTGACTCTCTTTCCTTCGTCGATCCACGCTTTGACTCGCGAGAGCATGGGCATAATTGGCATGCCGATATGATCCACGCCTCGCCAGTTGTCGTAGTAGGCCAACGTGCCGTCCAAATCGACGCCGATCCACGGTTGTTCGTATTTGGTTTCGTTCATTGCCGGTTTAGGTGACGGCGATTGGATCACATCAAATTCATCTTCGGGTTCCATGCTCATGTGAAAAAGGTAACACAGGTTCGCCGATTCGACTAACCGGATTCTGGGGGAAATCTGGGGCTGTTTTTCCCTCAAAAAATCCGCCTCGATCAAACTTTTTTATTTCTGACTCCTGCATGTAAGCGGCCATCGTCGGTGCAAAACCCCCACGGCGCGATTTCAAAAAGTTAACGTTAACGGTATCGTTAACGGCCTGACGGCCAGCCGGATCGACGGACTGTCCAACTGTCCCGTTTCTGGCAGTTGCCGTTTTCTTCAGAAAACCGCAACTTTTTGCGTGATTCTCACGCATCGACGGGACAAGATGTCGCAAGTGAGTCATTTTGTCTCGATTCTCAAACTCGGCGCGCCCGGAAGTGCCTCCGTTCGCTTACCTACACTATATATAGTGGCACTACGGATAGTGTGTGGCACGAGGAATGCTATACCACCGCTAGTGGTCGTCGTTGTCCATCGGCGACGATGCGGCCTTGGGTGCGGCCAGTGCGTGCGCGGTTGCAAGCTGGGCATCAAAAAGCTTGGCGCGAATTGTCTCTGACCCCTTGGCATCTTGCATCGCCTTGGCCAGCCTAACGTGGAGGTCTGCGGCGCTGGTGCCTTCGTCGTCCTCCTTGCGCCTCACGCGCTCCTGTGCGGTGTCGTTGAGGGCAGCATATGAAAGGCTGTGTGACTTCTCCATTGCTGACGCAAGATCAGCAAGGGCGCGCGTTGAAAGCTTCTTGGTGATTGCGCCGGACTTGCTCACGGTCTCGCTCAGCAAATAGTCTTCAAACTCTTCTGGTGACATTTGCGTAATGCGAGCAATGACGCGCTCAACGAAAAGACGGAACTTGTGCGCCTGAACAAAATTGAGAGCACGGTTGATTGCGCGCTCGATGTCACCGGGCCTGCTGGATCGCCGCAGTTCAATAAGCGGTGCAAGGCGCGCGGTCCATCCCTCATCATCAACCATGCGCAACAAAACCTCTGGGCGAACACTGAGCGCATGTGCAGTGCGTTCAATGTCTCCACAGAATGTGGCGAACACGAGGAACGCCTGCTCGCGGTCAAATGGGATGTTTACGAAATCAGGATCAATAGCCATTTTGTTTCTCCTTCCACTCTTTGCGCGCCTTCAGGCGAAGCTCTTTGCGGGCTTGCCGGTGCAACGTCGAAACGTCGTCACTCGTCGCTTCAAACAGTCGCTCAGTCGGATCGTTGCTTTTCTTCTTTCGGTGCTTTTTCATCTGGAAAATAGTGCATGCGCCAGCGGCCATATTGGAGCGACAAATAAAACCATCTTCTCTTATGGAACACGTCTTTTTTACAGAAGTATCATTCTCAAGTTGGTATAGACACTACGACAAAACCCATAAAACAACATTTATCTTTTATATTTCTAACGCGCATATATAAAAATACAATATCATAATACTAAAACCTGTTTTATGGGTTTTGTCGTAGTCCCTATACCAATATCAAAACTATCCTTCCACACGTTACCTGTGTTCCATAAAACTATCTGTCATTATCCGCCCTCTATACGAATTTTAAAAAAGAGTAGTGATGCGCCGAATTTGTGATACACTGCTTACCGTTATGGCACGACAATCAAATGACCCGCATCTCGCAAAGCTGGCTGGCGAATTGGCGAATCTCTTTTTGGAAGACCCGGACAATCGCCTGAATAAGATCGCACAGGAAAAAGGAAGGGCCGGAAAACCCTTCTGCAACGTCCTTTACTTCAGCGGCGCATGGAGGATTCGGCTGGCCTACCGCTCGAAGTATTACATCATCGGCTCCACGCACACGCTCTACGCCGCTCTGCTCTTCGCAGACATGGCGAAGCTGTTCTTCTGGCGCTATCGCAAGCAGTCGCAGAAGCCCGCCGACCACGACTTCAATTTTTCTCTGGCCGACGCGGAGCATGGGCTGGCGAATAACGAATCGGCGAAGCAACTGCTACAGAAACTCGAAACTCATCTCGTGGCCTCTTACAACTGGCGCGTGCGCGAAGAGATGCCTGCTGAAGTTCCGATCCACCTGCGGCCCGGCCCAGTGTGGAAAGAGATTGCCGCATTGATCAAGCGAGTCGAAGTGCTCGAAAAAGGCGTGACGGTTTTTCAGTGCGGAGCCACTAACGGAGCCACTAATGGCTCGAAGCCAAGCCAATGAAGAAAGTCTCGCCAAACAAACGCACGCTGCCCATGAATGTCGTTGCCCGGCTCGGTTATGATCCGACTCGCGAAGCCCGCACGGACGCGGAAAAGAAAGCAATGGACATTGACATTCTCTATCAGTCGATTCGCATTGCGCGCAAAGACTACACGGAAGACTCACGAGTGATGCCACTCGATCCTCGTGAGAAAGAATTTGAATTTGCTGTCAAGAGCCTGCGCGCGAGCGGAGTGGATGCAGACAAATGGAGAGTTAAAATAAATGAACTCTACGAGGCATGTGTTGAACTTCGCCGACAACGCACGATTCATATGCCACCGCCGCGCGGTGTGGTGGATGTATCACCAGTGCCTGCACCAGTCACTCACATCATCGTCAAAGAGAATGACGCGCTCGTGGCCAAACCAATTTGTCAATCAGACAAAATACATTCCCCGACGGGGGAATCACAATCAAGCGGGAAGACTCTGGCGCTTTCGCCAGAAGAACCGCTTGATCCCCTTTCAGAACTTTTTTCGTAACACAACATCAACAACTAACCAACACCTACACTTATGCCAACTGATACACAAGCCGAAGCTCCCTCAAATTCCTATCGTCCGTTGACGATCAATCAAATCGCGCAGATGCAAGCCGCCTACATCAAGCTGGGCGAGTTGCTTTCATCCAAGCTGACAACGCCAACGAAGGACGCGGAGATGGAGGGTTTGAAAAAGTTCCTGCACAACTCGCTGCTCGCGCACGCTGACGAATTCCTCGGCGCGTGGGTCACATTGAACCGCGAATACCAGCCGCTGCTCATGGCCGTGTCTGGCATCCTCGCCCGCGTTGATGACATTCGCGCACGCACCGCCGCCGCTCAAGCTGCACAGCAAACCGAAGCAAACAGTGGTGGAGACAGCGCGCCATCGAACATCATCCCAGTTGGCAATCCAAACAAGTAGTATGCAGTTCATACTTACGCAAGAGGAACTCGACAAACTCCGCAGCGAAAATAAGCGGGTGATGTTGGAGTTTTCAAACGAAGTCCGGCTGCTTTTCAATACCGGCGTTCGCTCGCGGATACAAACCAACTTTATTGGACCGAAGGGGTTTGATGTCATCGAAGGCGAGTCTGCGGCTGACGCATTAAAATATGCCCAGCCGCAATCACCGCTGCACCTTGAACGATTGCGACGCGAGTTATGGCTTCGCCACGAAGAACTGATCCGAAAATATTCTGAACTCGAAAGCAAGTATGGCATCAACGTCTGATCAACAATCACAAACGCCCGCCGATTATGTGTGCGGATTTCTTTTCGTCACGGATCGGCTGGCCCTCTGGCAACGGCCCGGCGTTTACCTTATCCTCAAAGTAAAACCCGCGTGGCAGCGAGGCAAACTCAATGGCATCGGCGGTAAGATTGAGCCGGGCGAATCGCCTCTTATGGCGATGCACCGCGAATGGAAGGAAGAGACCGGCGATGATACCCAACGATCATGGGGGCATTTCGCGACCTACACTTTTCAGAACGGCGTGCGCGTGTTCTTTTTCCGCGCAATGACGGAATGGCGAAACGTTTCATCCATACACAGTGCAACGGATGAACTGGTTTCATTGTTTGACGCGCAAGGCGTGCTTGGCAACGCGAACGGGGATGTGTTGCCAAATCTCAAATGGCTGATCCCGCTGGCGCTGAGTGGCGAATGCGTGGTGCTCACAGAGCCGGACGAATTGTTCGACGAGTAATTGGGTTTGCGCCATGAAAAATTCGTGCTATAGTTCGCCCATGACTTTTCAGGTCACAGGAACTAAAGCTGGGCGAACTGGCGAAGTGCCATTCTGCGCTGGCCTTGCTGTCCGGCAGGATGGAGTTGTGACAGCCACGGCACCGTTCTTGTATCACCTGTTCAATCGTCAAACCCTCGATTATGTGATGAGTCATTGCCGCATGCACGGCTGGACAATTGAGCCAGTGAACGACGCGGCGCGCGAGTATCTCAAAAACAAAATAACACCAACTAATTGATCATATGCCAAGACATTCTCAAGGCGGACGGCGAGACCTCGGTCTCAAAGGCGGCGCAGGAAAAGGCGACGCACCACGTTACAAACACGATGAAAACTGGCGGACCAACTTCGAGGAAATTGCGTTTCCAGCCAGCGACTACGACGGATTCGTTCAGGTGCATCCGGGAAAGAAAGTGAAGCGATACGGAGTGGCTGAACCAACGCCAGACGCAAAAGCGCCGCACATAAAACTGTGAAGCTGTGAGAGATTTACGCAACCATACCTTGCATAGAGGTTTGATTCCCGGTCTCTCCTTTACCGGGGGCTGGCGGCGTAGCCAGTGCTCCACCAATTTAATCAAGTGAGCCGGAAAGCAAAACACATCGTCTGCGGATTTTTGAGATGGCCAAACGCAGGTATCCGGGAACTGTTCTGTTGTTGCGGTAGCACCGCGCGCTGAATAACGATTGCTCACTTGTCCCTTTCGTTATGAACCGTCGAAACTTTTTTCGTCGAACCGTCGTAGCGGCGGCAGGTCTGTTTGCTGCGCCTTTCGCATTGCGTGCCTCCACACCGGAGCCTGACGCATGGGCGAGTGAAGAGCGCGTCTATCCAGCAAAAATAGTTCGCTGGGTTCGCGACCCTTGGCCGATTCGTTTTCGTTACGATGGCACGATGCTTGTTCCCTTCAAAGTGGTGGACAACATCTCCGGCAAATGTGTAGTGCCGAACCGCGCGTATCACGACGAGGCATACTCAGAACTGAACGTGGGCTTTGATGCGAAAGGCCAAGCTTACGTCGTGATGTTCAGGTTCAACCCAAACGGATTGCAAGCCACCGACGAATGGCCGGTCCAAACGCCATTCGATGTTTTCAACACCAAATTTTCGCCCGCATGAGAGAACACCAAGTAGCTTTTCTTATGCTCGGCGGCGACGGCCCACGCTGGTTTGGCCGCATCTATGAGCACAGTGAATACACTGACTTCAAAACGATGCCCCGGCGAATTGATCCTCGCGTGGCGCATCTTCGTAGGCAGAGCATACGCGGGAATCGAATGCAGACCTATCGCGGGCTTGATCCTAGGTTCCATACTGGCCCGCTGCCGCCAGACCGAGTGGCAATTGCTTTTCGTCGCACGGCGGCACCCGCGCCGTATGATTTCGAGCGCCTGCAAGAGACCCGGCGCATTCCCTTTCTGGATTTTGCAACGTTACCCGAATGAAATTCTCTCTTCAACATCTCGGCGCACTCACTGCCGCGCAACTCGGCTTGCCGCGCTATAGTCCGCTCGACGACTATCTCGACTCGTCGATTGAGTGGACCCTGACCATCGACTGCACCGCTGTTATGCCTGAAGTGGGATATACCGGCATGATTCGTTTGGAGTCGCACGAGTCTGGCGAGGAAACTGTGCGCTTGTTCTGGCAGGAAATGGATCAAGAGGAACTTCGGCACCGGATACGCAACAAACCACTACGACTCAAGAACGGAAACGCGCTGGCCTCTGACCCGATTCACCGAAAATACATGAACGATCCGAAATACAATCGAAAGGCATTTGAAATATGACACGCTCACACTTCGTCAAGAAGGCCCGCCGCGATTACCCCGAAGCAGGCGAAACGTTGAACATCAAAAAGGGCGACTCCTATTACTGGTGGAAGTTCCGGCGTGGAGGAAAACATTTTTCGAGGACCGCGCCGAAGCCGAGCCAGCTTACGCAGTCGGACTTTTACCAAAAGGTCTATTCGCTGCAAGAGGAACACCAGAGCCCGCCAGATTCTATTTGTGAAGTGGAGACAGAGCGTGACGCGATGGTGGAGGGTCTCAACAATATCAAGGACGAGGAAGAGGGCAAGCTGGACAATATGCCTGAAGGTCTGCGTGATGGAAACTCCGGCCAGATTATTCAAGACAGAATTTCCGCGCTCGAAGACGCAATCTCGAATCTCGAATCGGCGGATTGTTCATTCGAGCCGCCAGAGCCAAAAGGCGAGGACCGCATACAAGAAGTCTGGGACGAACTGACCGGCTACTTGGACATTTCGTGTTAATGAATAACATCGTTATTTTGATTCACGACTGCGCGCCTCCAACGCACGATGAATTATTCTGGGCCGCGCTTTTCTGCCTCGTGTTCTTTTCTGTGTATCAATTGCTCGGCTGGTGGATCAGGAAATGAATATTCCCGGCCACGCGGACCTCGACTGGCAGTTCATGCTGGACGATTGCACAGTGCCTATGTGCCAGTCCACCGAGCAACGATTAGGCCCGCGTGAGCGGGAGCCGAGGAAGCCGAGGAACCGTCGCCACAAACGTCGATCAGTAAATCCCCGATCTAATCTTCAGTAGTTATTTGCTTGCGTTTAAACGTTCTCATGGTATCTTACACCATGAGTAAAAAAGATTATATCGCAATCGCAAAAACGATCAAAGCCCAAGCCGAAGGCATCAATGCCCGGACGGACCTCTCCCAAGAGCAGACCGTGGCCAAGATGGACACCCTCGAAGCCACCGCGCGCAATCTGGCGCAAATCTTCGGCGAAGGCAACCCGCGCTTCGACACCGCCCGGTTCCTCACCGCCTGCGGATTTTAATTGAACGAACTGCCACGGATGGCGGTCTAACCACCATGAAGATCGACAAGAAAAAAGTGGCCAAGTTATACTTACGCTTCCGCGCCGCAGAGTCTCCCGCCGCCCATGCCTACGCGATGGCGCGCCGTATCGTGGAATTTGAAGCCCTCGGCGAATCCAAGGTCCGCCTGCGCGCCGAGCCGGAAGAAGAAAACTACTTCGATGCCTTCGGCAAACCGGACAACGCCGCCGACGAGAAGGCCATCCGCGACTCGATTCGTCGTTTCGGCAATTGGTGCCTTGTGGCTGAGTATTTCAACCGTCGCGAAAAGTGTTGGGAAATCTGCGACTCTATCGGCCACTGCGCCGGGTATGAAAACCCACTCGATCCCTTTCAGAACTATTACGTGCCGGACCTCATGGGAAACGCCGTTGAGAACTACAAAAACCAATAGTTTTGAACGTGCCGAAGGCAAACCTGTCAAACTACCATGAACAAACTCGCACCCCTAGCCGACAAAATCCTAGCCGCCCATCTCGAAAAGGGCGGATCGACGTTCAACCTCCACGGTGAGAATCTGGCCGGGCAAGACCTCTTCGCGGTATCAATCTGGAAGTCGCGCGAATTGCGGCTGGCCGGACCTCTGACCGGCGCAGACATCAAAAACTTCATCCGGGCTAACGAAACGATGCTTCTTGATTCGACGTGGCACGCCATTGGGACGTGGACCGAAACGTTCTCCGGCATCACCTACCTTGATGTGGTCCGGCTCGAACCAAACCGCCGCCATGCCGAATTGTTGGGACGGCAGCACGGCCAACTGGCGATTTGCTACTTGAAGACTGGCGAGATTATCAATTTATGAAGGCTAAAGTTAAATGGTTTGCTCGATTCAGTGAGGCGCTTCGATACCTCGAATCTCACGGCTGGTGCTTATACAAGAACCACGAGGAAAGAAACACGCTTGTTTTCAAGTCTCGGTGGGATGCCTCTTTACAAGCAACCTTGAAAACTTTCAAAAAAGGATACCGAATTAAGTTTTGAACGAACCGCGCGCCACACTGTCAAATCACCATATGAAACGAACTATCAACAATTGGGAGCCGGAAGTCAAAAGCCTGCTCGATACCCTTACCAAACACGGTTGCACGATTATCCGTGGCAACAATGGCGCGGACAGATTCAACCGCGCGGACCTGAGCGAAGCCGAGTTTATTGAAAACCTGATTGCCTGTGACGAGGCTTGGCTCTACGTCGCCGTTCCTGCTCTCGAAACCGGGGGCAAGCAGCGCTGCTTGTATCTCGTGCTCGGCAACGCGCCGGGCGAATTGGTTTGTGACTATTGCGTCGATCCCACGCTGGACAAAGTGACAGAAGAGCACTACGCCAAATGGGACGGCAAATCTCAACCGACGAAGGAAGTCGAAAGCAACTACTGATATGCGCGAAAAAGATTATACCCACAACGGGCCTCACGCCGAAACGGACGCCTGCCTTCCTCTTTGTCCTCCGATGAGAGCCTACGTCGTCCTGAGCAGGTCAGACCTGCGCCGGATGTTAGACTCGATCAAAGGGCGGCATGGTGTTGACACCGAATGCGGCATTTTCGAGGCTGAAATTTTTATGGAGACCGGCACCGGCAGTTTTCAAATCCAAAGCAGCGACTTCTTGAAAGGCAGTAAATTATGAAGAAAATTGTTTTCTTAACCCGCACCGCTGGCGGTTCGGAGTATCGAATCGAACGACTGACAAATACCCTTTCCGTATATACGGATGCTGGCGTTGACAAATTCGCTGGGGACTTCCTTACCCTTCGGGACGTGGAAAGTCTGATTCGCAGGCGCGTTTACGGGGTAGTCATTAGCGCGTGCAAGGAATAGCTTATGCTGAGACCCTACGACATCTGGATAGAGGGCGAGAGCAAGGATAATACCATGATCCTGTGGGCGGAGTCGCCCCAGCTTGCCGAGGAAGAAGCGCGCCGACTTTTCAACTGGGACAATCGCCCGGATTGCAAAGACAAAAAATGCAAAGCGACCGAGAGGGTGCGTCTGTGAAATGCGCGTGTCACGATTACCGCTTCGATGTGGTGTGGAAAGGCACTTGGTATCGCCTCGGCTCTCTGAGCGACCATCACCGGGCCAGAATCGATCCAACCGGGACGGATTACCTCCTGCTCGATTGGCGTTGGGAGTGGCACACCGCGCCCAAGGCCGAGGTTTTCATACCTGATCGCCCTATCGCCTGAGATAGATTGAACGTCTTCAAATGGCAGGTGTCAAACTTATATGAATACGCAAAACGTAACGCCGAAAGTGAAACAACTCACCGGCACCAAAAAGAAACAATTTTTTCTCTGGCCTGCAACTACCGTCGCCCCGCGCGGTGGATGGTCGGGCGGCTCGTGCAGCTACTTTGAAGGGCTGAACTACAAGACCGGCGCGCCTGTTCAGTTTAAGCAGGGCGACAACTTTTCCGTGCAGACCCAGCAACAGGAACTTCCGGCAAACACGGTTCTGATTGAGACCGGAGTTTTTTGCGGCAAACCTGCATTCGCGAAGATCATGTATCGGCCAGAGGAAATCGACGCCGTGAAAACTTTTTTAGGCTTATGACGAAACAACAAGAAATCCAACACCTTGATCAGATGCTTCAACAGTTGCCGCGCGAGTCCTACCTCGCGAGCACGCTGCGGCATATCCGCGTGCAGTTCGAGTCCGACATCCGCAGCGACTTTGAAACGCTGCCAGAGTTTTATCAAATCGAGTCGGAGCGTTTGGCCGCGATGAAGGACCGGGATGTAGTAATTAAGGAAATCAAAGAACACCGGCACGAACTGGCGCAACTTGCGGGACGAGTCGAAATCCTGAAGAAAACGTTGCTGGACTACCGGGACACCTTCAGCGCCATTGCTTACGCCTGTCAGGACGCTTGCAACCGAGTTTTAAAATCACAAAAAACGTAATATGAAATTGAAACAACTATTCCTTGAAGACCTTGCGAAGAAAACGGACGCAGAAGTTCGCGCTGTGCTGTTGAATGATTACCAAGCCACGCAAGAAGAACTCGACCGATTCAACATACTCATCGCCTACGAGTCCACCGGCTCTTGGGGCTGCGATTCGAGCGCGTGGTATCTTCTGCGCGACAAGAAGACCAAAGCGCTGTTTGAAGTTCACGCTTCTCACTGCTCCTGCTACGGATTTGAAGGGCAGTTTAAGCCGGAGCCGACGACCCTAAAGTATTTGAAGTCTGAGAAGTTCCACTTCTGTTGTGGTGGATACGACAGTAACGGATCGGGCAACAAACAACAGGCTCGCGATTTTATCAGCGCTTTGAAACGATAACAAACGCCCAGTCAAAACCGAGTTTTAAAACCTCAAGACCTATGCAAGAAGAACAACGAGAGCTAAGACAACTAGAAGACCAGATCGCATCGGAGAACGCGCGACACAACGAAATTGTTTCCGCGCTTCGGAACAAAGCCCGCGAACTTCGCAGTAAATTAAATTTTCTGGCGCACGGTCTCAAGCCGGGCGTCGTGGTTGTGCAACGCGGCCAGCGTTTTCTGGTTCATTCTGTAGAAGATCATTTTTACACAGGCTCTATTATTTCCTTGCCAAGACTTGAAGTTCGACGCCAAACGAAAAACGGTTGGCACAAAACTGTAACCTATCTCTACGCATGGTGCGATAACGGTTACACAGTAGAAAAATCAACTCCCACAAACACATGAACACTGAAATCACAAAATCCAAACGTCCAGTCAAAACCGAGGGCTATGCTCACGCTCCCTTCGGCGGGGCTCGCCGCGAAGTGCGACGGGCCGAAGCCAAAGCACGGCAAGCGAAACACGATGCGCTGACGGTGAAAGAAAAACTCCGTAAAGTCGTCGATAATGGGGGCTGGTGGCGTCCGGTTTATGACAGCCGGGAATTCCTCCGGCTCGACGCACAACTCGCCGCAACCAATAATCAACCAAAAGCAAAAGCATGAAACATATGAACGCCACCAACATACAATACCGCTCGTCGTCCTCCTATGCGGAACCCGAAGCGGCGAAGCCCGAAGAGCGCGACCACATGCCCGTTGAAGTCGCCACGTCGATGCTCACCACTCCCAAAGTGAAACTCACAAACCGGATGCGCAAGCAGTGCATGGCGGCGCGCTCGAAGGTTTTCTCGTCTGAACGTCCATTAGTCGTCGCGGATGGCGAGTATGCCCGGCGCACAGATTACATCGAACCGGAGAAGCGCGCGGAAGCGAAGCTTGCAAAAAAGATCGGCGAGAAAAACCTGCGCCAGCTTCGCAACATTGCGGTGCGCTGTGCAGCCCGGCGTGTGACTGTCCAGCGGCAGTATGAGAAGCTGCAAGCAAAGGCCGCACCAGAAGGGATGAACGAAGTGAATCAACAAATTTTCGAGTCGCGCCGTCAGATGGGCCTTGCTCTGCTCTCGGTGACTGCCGACAGGTTAGATCAGACCCGCGATGCTGCCGAGGCTGAGATTGCGCGCCGTTGTAGTTCCGCGCTCGATGCTCGCGGAAACGGAGAGCGGGAGCGAGAATTCCGGCAATAACTTAAAAAAGAGTAGTGATCACGCGGGAATGTGCTACACTACTTTCATATATGGCATCTATACCCATGACTGACTCACCCAAAGGTTTAACCGCACCCGCGCCCCTCAAGCGGCCCCTTGATCCCGCCAACATGGGACAAGAGGCCGCTGCTTTGAGAGGATTGGTCGGAATGCTCAACGATCCTCGCATTACCGGCGCTGTTGTGCCGCCCGGAGAATCAACCGCCGTTGAGACCGCCGCAATCTCACCCGAATTGCCGCCTCCGCCCGCGATTGCTCCGCCGCCTCCGCCCGTCGTTGAAGCGCGTGTCATCGATGCGTCGAAAATTTTTTACACTGGCCGACTCAAAGCCGGGAAGGACCATATTGCGGGACTGACCGGCGCAAAAAACTTCGGATTCTCCGAGCCGCTTTACTACCTGCTGGAATTCTTTTTCGGCGTTAAGGACAAGGACAAGCACGGCGCGCGGAAGTTCCTGCAATACGCCGGGCAGGTCGGTCGCAATGTGATCAATGAGCAATACCCATTGACCCCGGAGCGTGCGGTCTTCGTTCAGATGGTCCGCACCCTCAGTAAAAAATTCCCGGACACTCTCCGGGTGGATTGGTCAACCTACGGTTTCAATAACAACATCTGGCTCGACGCGGTGAACCAGCGAATCGACGAGCATCTGGCCTCGCAACCCGGCGCTCGCGTGAGCAATACAAATGTCCGGTTCGAGCACGAATTCGCGCGACTGAAGGAACAAGGCTTCCGGCACTATCACGTAATGTGCTCGAAAGCGACTTGGGAAGCGCGCCTAAAGCAAGCTGGGCTTCAAGCAAATTCGCCCGTCGTCACTGATGTTTCGGAGCAACTCGCCGCCGCGTTGGATCGCGACGTGACGCAAAAAATTTCCAAGCAACGCACCGGCAAAAAGCTGGCCGTCATCTGGAACGACCCCGCCGTGCCGCCGCCTTCGCCCCGGCTCTATACCGTGAACGAATTCTTGGCGCTGGTCGGCACGCCCGCAGAGACTGCGCCAATGGCACAGCCGGACTTGAACACAACCGGAATGATTGTGGAGGACTAATTATGAACAACGACACACCAGAACGAAAACCCATCAAGGAAGACGACGACAGCAGCGGCCAGAATCCATTTTGGCCGGGCGACAAAGCCTTGAAACCCGGAACGCGCAAGAGCAAGGACGATGGCCGGGACGAGGAAACGACCACCATTCCCGAAGTGCGATGACGCTTCTTCTGATTATCTTGGCGCTTGCGGTTGTCTTTCCACCGCTTCGCCGCTTAATGGAGAGTGCAGATAAAGCAATGGACGATGCCGGATTTAATCTTTACAAAGACGAATGAACACACTCGAATGAAGACCGGCACAAAATCTCTTCTCTTCGGCGTCCATCAATTCGCGTGGCACCCGTTCACCATCTGGCTCGCGTGGATCGCGCTCTATAAGAAGCTGCCGTCGTTCTGGGAGACCGTCGCCATCGTCGTGCATGATTGGGGCTACTGGGGCTGTGAGAAGATGGACGACGCTAAGGGTGAGCAGCATCCGCACGTTGGCGCGATTTTGATTGCGCGCCTGTATAAGCGATGGCACAAATTTTCTTGGCACTGTTCTTTTCTTCATGCGAATGCGCGAGAGCACTACCTATACGAACTTTGCCTTTTTCACAGTCGCTACCTCTCGGCTGCTCAAGGTCGCCAACCGTCGAAACTCTGTTGGGCGGATAAGTATTCCATGCGCTTCGATCCGGCGTGGTTCTATCTTCTGCGCGCTCGGTTATCCGGGGAGTTGAAAGAATACCGCATGAACGCGGCAGAGAAATTCTCGTTGTTGTTTCCTGATTGGTTGTGGTATGACTGGTTGCGGAAAAAGTGTATTCGTCACGCGCTGAACCGAGAAACTGCATCATCCCGTAATCATGGGGCTGCTTCGTGAACACCAGATCGAACCGGCGAACCGTCTTACCGGCATACTCCAAACCGTCAACTCGGCTATTGATCTGTCGGATACTGGAACTGGAAAAACGTATGTTGCGTGCGCCGTCGCAAAAAGGCTTGTTCTGCCCACGCTTGTTGTTGCTCCGAAGATTGCTCTTACAGCTTGGCAGCGTGCGGCGGAGCATTTCGATGACACGCTCAGTGTCATAAATTACGAGGCACTTCGCACAGGTCGATCCCCATTCGGCCACTGGGATAACAATCCTCCGCCCGGTTTCGTGCGCGAGGAATTTTTCGTCTGCCAATGTTGCCAGTGTGTCGTAGATTTCGACAATTACCGGCCCTGCTACTGCCACCGCGCGGGCTTCCATTGCATCATCACGAAAAAGAAGGCGTGGAAGTATGGCAAGTTCAATTTCAACCCCGCCGTTCGCTTCACCATTTTCGACGAGGTTCATCGCTGCGGTGAAGTGGACTCGCTCAACGCGGACATGCTGCACGCGGTCAGGCGGCAGGGCTTGAAGTTCCTCGGCCTCTCCGCGACCGCAGCGACCACACCCATGAAGCTGAACGCGCTGGGCGCAGTGATGGGGCTTCACAATGGGGCGGACTTCTACTCGTGGGCGCGTCGGCAGGGCTGTCGCAAGGACGAGGCAGGACATTTTCGATGGATGCTCGGCGCGGATGCGCAGAGGGAACAAATGAAAAAAATCCGCGACTGTCTTATGGTCCGAGGCGTGCGCGTCTCGACTGATGATATTCCCGGCTTCCCGGAACGAGACATCGTGCCGGAGTGTTACGACTTGGAAGGAGCCGGACAAATTGATCGTTTGTATTCCGAAATGGCGGAGCCACTGAACGAGTTGGCCCGGCGCAGCGAAAACGATAGTGACTCGCCCCTCACCCAGATTCTTCGCGCTCGGCAAAAGATCGAACTGCTCAAAGTTCCAGTAGCCGTCGAACTGGCGGAGGATTATCTCGCCAAGGGATTTTCGGTCGTGCTCTTCGTCAATTTCAAACAGACCCTCGACGCGCTCCGGCAGAAGTTGAATTGCCCGGATTACATCGACGGCTCGCCGGAAAGCGTGCGGATGCGTCAGCAGACTATCGACAGGTTTCAGGTCAACGCGACGCGCAAGCTAATCGTGAACAACGAGGCCGGGGGAATTTGTGTTTCGCTTCAGGACTTGGACGGCAACTATCCGCGCATGGGTATTGTATTTCCGAACTTCAGCGCCGTGAGTATGCGGCAGGTCTTCGGTCGGCTTCATCGCGATGGCGGAAAGTCTAAGGCACACTATCGTGTGCTTTTCGCGGCGAAGACCGTAGAGGCGAAGATACAACGTGCCTTGACAGCGAAGCTGAACAACCTCGACGCCCTGAACGACGGTGATCTTACGGCTTAACTACGTTACCTTGACACCCGCCGCCGTGTAGAACACTGTTTTCTCGCTTATGCCTTATACTTCAAAATCAGTCGGCAAGGGAAAAGTTCAAGTTCGTTCACCCCACGGTATCAAAGCCAAAGCGACCACGCCCGCCAAGGCGAAGCGTCAGATGAACCTGCTCCGGGGAGTTGAGCACGGGTGGAAACCGACAGGTGCGCCCGCGCGAGACGCTCTTCGTAAGAAGGTGATGAAGTCCTACTAAGGATTCTCATCGATTTTCAGAATTCGGTTTGTTCACCAACTAAAGTGTGATACCGTGTATGCGTAATGAATGACTCACTTCCTGATTTTGATAACGTGATTTGCTTCGAGGGCTTCCCCAAAATGGCCCGACTCAATCGTGAAATCGTTATCACCGAAAAAATCGACGGAACCAACGCACAGGTGTATATCACCGAAGACGGAAAGCACGCAGTCGCGGGTTCACGCTCTCGATTCATCACGCCAGAGAACGACAACTACGGCTTTGCTCGTTGGGTTGCGGAAAACCACGACGAGTTGCTGAAACTCGGTCCCGGACGACATTTTGGTGAATGGTGGGGCGCGGGCATTCAACGCCGCTACGACCAAACGAAGAAACATTTTTCTCTGTTCAACACACACCGCTGGACAACTGTTGAGGTTCCCCCGGCGTGCTGTCGCGTCGTGCCGGTGCTTTACACTGGCGCTTTCTCGACAGGCTCAATTGAGGATGCCGCACACAATTTGCGTGTGTCTGGGAGCATGGCCGCGCCCGGATTTATGAAACCGGAAGGCATCGTGATCTACCACACCGCCGCTCAGACTCTTTTCAAGGTCACACTTGAGAACGACGCCACTCCAAAATCTTTGGTATGAAAATCGGAACTTGGGAACTCGTTGAAGCAATTGATCTGATCCGACAGATCGAAAAAGCCCTGATCCCGGCAAGAGCACACTGCGCCCTCGGCGGTAGCGTTTTAATGGCCGGATATTCTGATAAAGACCTCGACATCTACATTTACCCGCGAGGCTCGGAGGACTTCACGGACGCCCACGTTAAACAAATCTCGGCGATACTAGCAACGTTGGGAATAACTTTACGCGCTCCCTATAAGGCGTCTTGCGAGGACTCTACCGCCTTCGTTTTCAAATCGAAGTCTAAAAACAAGACTGTGGATTTTTTCTTCCTGAACAAATCATCTCACAACCTTAGCGTCGTCCAATGAGTGAACAAATCGAACAACGGGTTCATCACCCTTATTCCCCTTCCAGCCTGCAAAGCTTAGAAGCCTGCCCTTGCTATCTCAGCAAAGATAGCCAGCATGTCCGAACCATCATCGGCACCATCGCGCATGAAGTCACCGATACGCGCGAGGACGATAACCGGCTGGCCGATGATGACTCTGCTGCGGCAGCGGAGTGTATCGACTTTTACGACCGTCGAAAAACGTTGATGGAAGATCGCCGAGCCCAAGAGTTGATTCGGCGAACCGGCGTTCCCCCAATCGTCGAACTGCGGGAAACCTATTTGCGTGCCGATGACTGTGTGTTCGACGACGTGGTGCATGGCAAGGTGGTAGCGACGACAGCGGGCTACGTGGACCGCGCGCTCGTCTGGGGTGCGGAAGCAGAACTTTTCGACTGGAAGTTCGGTATGTGGCCGGTGGAGAGCGCCGAAAACAATCTTCAGGGCATCGCCTACACCATCGGCCTGATGCGTCACTATTTGCACCTGCAAAGGGTGACGTTTTTCTTCAAGCAACCGCTGATTGGCTCTCTTACGTCAGCGACTTTCGAGCGCAAAGACATCCCCGCGCTTTTCCTGCGCGTCCAAACCGTCGTCGCTCGCGCTCGCCAAGCCCGCGCTCTCGCGAAGGCTGGCGATTGGTCGATGGCGAACCCAATGGTCCCGGCCTGCAACTTCTGCGCTAACCTTGGCATCTGCCCGAAGGTTGCCGCGTTCGCGTGTCACGTTGGAAAAAAGTTTTACCCTGTCGGTCTCCCGGACGACATTTCGCCCAACAAGGTAATGGCCCCCGATCAAACCGCGCTCGCAATGAGACTCGCGGACCTTATGAAGACGTGGAGTGGTTCTTTTCGCACTCAGGTTACAGATCGCGTGTTACGCGGCGCTGCACAGTGTCCCCCCGGATACCACATCACTACGTCTTCCCGCCGTTCGGTGGTGGACTCGGATAAGTTCAAGTCTGAAGCGCTTCGCTTCCTCACGAAAGAAGAATTTGATTCGACTCTCTCCATCGAATTCGGCGGCGTCGAAGAAAAAATTAGCGAGAAGTCGCCGCGCGGCCAGAAAAAGGCCACGGTTGAACTTTTCAAGAAGGCTCTGATCGATAGTGGCGCTGTCGTCCAAGGCGAGCCTTACGCTTTTCTCCGCGTCACTTCGGAGAAATCATCCTCTGAAACACCAAAACAATAAACACATGAAAAAATTCCTTCACCTGCTCCTAGCGCTTCCGTTGATCGGTTGCGTGTCCAATGTTCACCACATTGGAAACATCGGAGAGAACAAATATTATTCCATCCACGAGCAAAGTCTCAATGGCCCGAACGTCGCGGTGATCGCGGTTCAAACGCCGGAGGGTATCAACTACCTTACGTCAGCGACCGGCCCCGGCATCGCAACTGCGGTTGTCGGCGCTGGCGGTAACGTCGGTGCGTCCGCGTTGCTCCGGCCTGCGCGCTCGTCCGTCACGGTCTCCGGCAACGGGGAATCGTCTGCCTCTGCTGCCTCTGCTGCGTCGGCATCATCTTCCGGGTCGTCCAGTTCCTTTGTCCCTCCGGGGCAAGTGGGCAATCCGGGACACAACAAGTAAACAAACCAAAACAACTAACGAAATAAAACGTTATGCCAGAAGTATCATTCGGCTCTCCTAGCGGAGCAACCACAGTTCCCACACTCGAAACCCAAGCCACCGTCACGCCCGATCCAGCACCCGGCGCTGTCGGCGTCCCCGCTGTCGTTGCTCCTGTTGGCGTGCCTGCGCCTACCGGCTTCGGACTCGGTGACAACATCCCGGACTTCAAGGACATCATCATGCCCCGCATCAATTTGGTGCAGAACACGGGCATCCTGAAAGATTCTTTTCCGTCCGGCGCGCTGATTCATGGACAGAGCCTGATCATTTTCGAGCCGACTCTCATCGACGCGAAAACGAACACCGTGAAAAAGAAAGGATCGCTCCCGGTCAACATGGTTGTCTGTGGAAAGCGGCCAACTCGCTTCGTGGAAAAACTTCCCGGTGGTGATCGCGGAGCAATCTGCAACACCGAGGAAGAAGTCCGCGCGATGGGCGGCACCACGGACTACAAAGAATGGAATCTGAAAAAGGCGGACGGCATGCGCCGGTTCGAGTTTATGTCGGACATGCTCGTGCTCGTTGAGCGCCCGGAAATCTGCACGGATGACGGCAACACCTTCATCTATGACATTGACGGCAAAAAGTATGCCCTCGCTCTCTGGGCGATGAAAGGCTCCGCTTATACGGCGGTCGTCAAGAAAGTCATCAACACGAATCGCATTCTCGGCTACCTCCGGGACGGCATCGCAACGGTTCAGTTCCAAGTTTCCAGCCGCACTGAAAAAGCGCCGGAAGGGAACAGCACCTACTGGAACCCGGTTTTCGTTCCCGGTCCCAAAACGTCGCCCGCGATTCTCGACTTCATCAAGTCGTTTCTGACTCAACCGGCACAATAACCTGCCCAACCCAAGCCGGGCGGGCGTCTCCCGCTATACGCGAATCCGCCCGCCCGGTAAAATAAAAATATGGAAAATTCTTCATCAGGCGGTATCGGACTCGGCGGCGTGCTGTTTGTCACATTCCTCGTTCTCAAACTCTGTGGCGTAGTTAAGTGGTCGTGGCTGTGGGTCTTCGCGCCTTTGTGGCTTCCTGCAATCATTGTTTTGTTGGTCTTCCTTGTCCTCTTGCTGGCTCTGGAAAAATAATACTTTGACGTTTAAACGTCTTGTGCTACATTGAGGCATGAGTAAATCAAAATACGAAACTCGCGAGCAGTGGCTCTTGGCCTCAGTCGGCCTTATGACCCCGCTCTTTGAATCGGCTGGCTACAAGGTGCCTAAGATAAAGGTTGCCTGCGGCTGGCCGTCATCTCGTGGCCTTAGCGCCAAGAAACGTTGCCTCGGTGAAGCATGGAGCAAGGACGCGGCCAAGGACGGTATCGCCCAAATCTTCATCTCGCCGTGGCTGATCGAACTGGACAAGCCGCAAGGCGTGCTCGATACCCTCGTGCATGAAGTTGTCCACACCGTCGTCGGCAATGAGAACAAGCACAACAAAGTTTTCGGCAAGTGCGCGCGTGCAGTCGGCCTCGAAGGCAAACTCACGGCGACCTATGCCGGAGAAAAGTTGCTGGAAGCCTGCAAGCAGTGGGCGACCAAGCTTGGTCCGTATCCGCACGCCATGCTCGACGCCCTGAAGCGGCCAACGAAAAAGCAAACTACCCGGATGGTCAAGTGCGAATGCCCGGAGTGCGGGTATGTCGTTCGCACCAGCCGTAAGTGGATCGACGAAGCGGGAGCCCCATGGTGTCCGCAACATCGCAAACCGATGACGTTCGAGATTCCCGAAGAACTGGAAGACGACACTTTGGAGGACGGCGATGAAGACTAAGACCGTTCCAAAGACCGCCGCCCAAGTTCGCGCGGAGTTTGCCGCGATGCCCGAAGCGAACCGGAGCAAGGATCGCCGGGGAATGCGAGTGACAGAGCACGGCACCTTGTCCCGGCTACAGCCGGGAATGGTCGTCGAAATCGGCGGCGAAGAACACGTCGTCGAAATGGTCAACGACTGTAGGGCGCGCTGCCTGCCGTTGAACAAGAAAAAATCGAAGGTGCGAATCACGGACAAGCTAACCGGCGAAGTCCGTGAATTCGAGCCAGAGACCACAGGCGGCGCGGTCAACATTAGCCCAAACGCAGATTGCAAAATCCTACGCAACAGCTAAGCGGGAGGAATGGGTGCAAGTCCCATCCGGTTATCCGATCCGGTAGTGTAACAGTAGCAGGTCGAACGCCCGCAAGAGACCACAAAATCGGAAAAGCTTTGTCACGAGGCTTTAAGTCGTGGCACCTGCCGCGAGGTATAAGTTGCGGTAAAACTCCCGGAGCCTGACGGGTGACATTAGGCGGCGGATGGTAAGCAGCACCGCTTTAAAAAATGCTGCTCCAAAGTTTCTATGAACGACATCATCTCAATTGACTTCGAGACATTCTACAGCCGCAAGTTGAAATACTCCCTGAAGGTGATGATCGCCGAACAGTATTGTCGATCCCCGCTTTTCGATCCCTACATCATCGCCGCATGCGACGGCACCCAATCGTGGGTCGGCCATCCCAAAGATTTTAACTGGGGATGTCTAGCCGGAAAAACGGTGCTTGCCCATAACGCTTACTTTGAACAGAACGTCATCATCGAACTGGAACGGCGCGGCATGATTCCTAAAGGCACCTATGCCTCCGTCAAAGAATTTCATTGCACGTCCAACATGTGCCGCTATCTTTGCAATCGCGGCGACTTGGCGTCCGCAGTCGAACACTTGCTCAAGGTTCACGTCAGCAAGCAAGCACGCGCAGATGCGGATGGCAAGCATTGGCCAGACGACTTCACGCCGGAGCAACGTAAAGACATGCTGAAGTATGCAACGCACGATCCTTTTTACTGCATCATGCTTTGGCAGAAGTGCGCCCACTTGTGGCCGGAGCACGAGCGCCGCTTGAGTCAGCTTTCCATCGACGCGGGCATTCGAGGCGTGCAGATCGACAAAGACCTGCTCGAAAAATTCATCATCGAAACCCACGAGATGAAACTCAACACCGAAAAGGTGTTGCCGTGGATCGCTGGTGCCGAAGACGAGGACGATGAAAGCTGGGACGAATTCAAGGTCAAGCCCACGTCAACCAAGTGCATTGCGGAGCAGTGCCGTCGCGACGGCATCCCGTGCTGCCCGGTCAAATCGGACGACGAGGAAGCTTACGAAGAGTGGGAGAACACCTATGCGCCGACGCACCCTTGGATTCATGCGCTCGGCTCGTGGCGCTCCATTAACCGGCTCTACAAGATTTTCCTCGTGCTCAAAGCCCGGCTTCGCTCTGATGGCACCATGCCGTTCGAGTTGAAATATTTTGGCGCGCACACCGGGCGCTGGGCTGGTGGATCAAAGTTCAATATGCAGAACATGAGCAAGCGGCCTATTTTCTGTAATGAGACCGGGTTGTTGGAAGTCAACGAAGAGCGCATCCACGCCGCGCTGAAGACCAAGGAAAAAACTGGCGCATGGCCGGAGTGGGTTCGATACGCGGTGGACCTTCGCAACATTTTCATCGCGCGTCCGGGCATGAAGATGATCACCGCTGACTTGAGCCAAATCGAACCGCGCGTCCTCGCATGGCTCGCGGGTGATAAGGTGATGCTTGAGCGCATGGCCGCTGGGGACTCGCCTTATGTCGCGCACGCGCGGGCGACGATGGACTATACCGGCGCGGACCTAAAAACCGAAGACCCGAAAAGATATGCTCTCGCCAAAGCCCGCGTGCTCGCGCTAGGCTACCAAGCCGGATGGGAGAAGTTCATCCTCATGGCGAAGGTGCTGGCCGGGCTCGACATCACCAAAGACGATCCTGAGACCGTCGAAGAGGCGCACCCCATTACCGGCGAAGTCAAAATGGTGTCAGGATATGGATTCAATGCGAAAAGAATCGTCAAGGAATTCCGAGAGCAGAGCAAAAAAGTTGTGGCTCTGTGGAACAAGCTTGATACCACTTTTAAATGCTCCATCGGCAGAGACTTCGTGATGAATTTACCGAGTGGGCGAAAAATGGTTTATGAGCGCGTCCGCTGCGAGGCTCGGTTCGAGAAAGACCCGGAGACGCTCAAGCCCAAGCGCAAAACGGTTTTCACCGCACAGATCGGCGAGCGCCGGTTCATCACATACGGCGGCAAGCTGACGGAGAACGTCACACAGGCTGTGGCGCGGGATGCTTTTGCTGTGTGCGTTCTCAATCTCTGCTCGGCTCAGTTGCCAATGCTTTTCTCAGTTCATGACGAGGCCGTTTTGGAAGTGCCGCTCGATACCCCTGTCTCGAAGGTGGAAGAAGAGATGAGCCGCCCGATACCGTGGCTTCCCGGCTGCACAATCGCCGCCGACGTAAAGGAAGTCCCCTGTTATCAGAAATAGGTTTGTTCAAACCCTCGACATAGAGTATGTTCATATCAAAGAGCGAATGCGTGAACGTGCGAAACCAACACAGTTGACGTATGCCTTTTTCCATTGCAACTAACTTAGTTGAAAAAACAGTGGCCCCCGGCAATCCGTGGGAGTTCGTCGTCACACCAGAAAACGAACCGGGCGCACAGGTCCGGCACGACAAGGACACCCGGCAAGACTTCTACCGAAACGTCTCAACGCGCTGGAACTTCTACACGGCCATTGAAGCGTCGAATCCCAATCAACGGCCCTCCAAAGACAATCCTCCGCGCCTGCTGTCCGGCGTGCCGGTGGACTTCGATTTGAAGATTGCTCTTGAGCGCGTCTATGAGGCCATCGCAGCCATGAGTATCAAGCCCGCGTGGATCGAACGCTCTCTCGGCGGCAACGTGCGCCTTGTTTGGACCTTCCCTCGCCCGGTGATGGTGGAGACCTACGATTTCTGCGTGTTTTTTCTCGAACAGTGCCGCAAGTGGCTCTCGCTCGATCTGCTTCCGGGTTTGGACGAAGGCGCGCTGACAGACCCCAACCGTTTGCTTTGTAATGGCGGCGAGTGGATCAGCACTGGCCACGGCGACGTGCCAGCAGCCAAACTGCAATCGTTCTTCGTCAAGTGCGCGCGAGAATTCAAGATGGGCGCGGTGGACGTGGTGATCCCTCTCGATACTGTCGAAGCCGCGCTCAAAGTCAAATACTCAAACTTCTCGTGGCCCGGTCCCTTCGAGGCAGAGACCCAAGGCCCGTCGTTTTGGATTGAGGGCAGCGAATCCCCCCTGTCGGCCATCTTGAAAAAAGAAGGCATGTTTACGTTCTCCGCTCACGCGACGAAAGCTTTTTACTCGTGGGCAGAACTGCTCGGCAACGAATTCGTAAAAGATTTTTCCGACAACGCGATGACTAAGGCCACCGAAGACGTGTGGTGGGATGGCAGACATTTTTGGCGCAAGGTCGGCGGAATTTACGTCTCGTGCGAAGGCACGGAGATGACGAATGTTTTCAAGGTCGATTGCAAGCTATCATCCAAGCCCGGCAAAGAGGGCGTCTCGATGCTCGATCAAGCTTTGAATCACATCTACACACACAATCGAATCTTCGGGTCGGCCCCATTCGTTTTCCAACAACCCGGCCTGATTTACTTTATGGGAAAAAGACGTTTAAACACTTGGAGCAATTTAGTCAAGAAACCGGCTGATGAATGGACCCCTTGGGGTGCCGAAGGAAAGTTCGCCCCGCTGTGCGCCATGCTGGAAGCGCTTTTTGATCCACCGGAGCAGCTTTGGTATTGGCTGGCGTGGTGGAAATACTTTTATATGTCCGGCCTTTCGCTAACCCCGCGTCCCGGCCAGAATTGTTTTCTCTGTGGCGGCGCTGGCACAGGCAAGACCTTCACGAACCGGGAACTGGTCGGCTGGTCGGTCGGCGGTTTCGCTGACGCGGCGTCTTATCTCGTCCGAGGCGGCTCGTTCAATTCGCACTTGTTCGAGGCGGCACTGTGGGCGCTGGACGACGACACCCCGTCTGGTGATCAGGAAATTCTTCACGCGATGCTCAAGAAAACCGCCGCCAATCAGACGAGCCCCCACAACAAAAAGTTTGAAGTGGACTGCATGGTTGCGTGGTCCGGGCGAGTCATCGTCACGACAAACTTGGATTTCATTTCCACGAAAATGCTCGGCCCGATGGACAACACATCGATGGACAAAACGTCGATCTTCCGGTGCGCCGCCAAGACAAAATTTCAGTTCCCGCCGTGGGGAGAAATGACGCGCATTCGTGACGACTGCATGCCCTATCTGCTTCGCTGGCTTGTGGATTGGGAAGTCCCGGCGCATATCGCGCGTGATCCGCGCTTCGGCTTCGCGTCATATCACGAGTCATCGCTGCTCGATCAAACTCGGCAAGCCTCGAAGGCCGCACCGTTCAAGGAACTGCTCATCGAAGCGTTGAACACCTACTTTGAAATGAACCCCACAGAGGACGCTTTCCGAGGAACCGTTACGCAGGTGATCAAGCTTATCACCAGCAATCCACTCAACGACTACGTTGTTCGGTCCCTGCGGATGGAACAAACCGCGCGGTATCTGGAAATGATCCAGCGCGAGGGACTGTTCCGCTGCGCCGTTGAAACCGGGGAAAACAAAATGCGAATCTGGGTTTTTTATCGCACGCCCAAAAATTAACATGAATCCAACCCTACTATCGTCGCTCCCGGAAGCGAAGCTCACCATAGCCCAAGAAATTGCTTGCGCCCGCACCGAAAAAGGCCGCGAGAAGCTGGTCCTGCATACGATGCGCGATGCGTTTTATTACGCGAAGGGAGTCAGCCGGAGCCTCCTGCCGGACGACGAACTTTTCAGTCTCGCTTACTCTGCGGTGCGCCACGCGGCGAATAACTACAAGCCGGAGCGCAACCATCGGTTCGCCAAGTCGCGATTCATGGGTTACGCCAAGCCCTACATTCGGGGCGAGATTTCTCGCGCATGGCGGGCAAGAGACACGGTAAAAAATGGAGTTACAGTTTCTATGCAATCCAGTCGTGAAATTGGAGAAGTCGGAGAATTTTTAGGCGACTCGGTGTTGGCGTCGCCTATTCGTTTAGAGGATTGTTTTAACGACGTTTGCGCTGGCACGTTTGCGGTTGAACCAGAATTCGATGCCATCGATCTGCGCGAACGTTGGGCAATGGTGAAGGACGTGATTGACCGCGAACTTAGCGATCAGGAAAAAATGGTCCTCGACCTTTTCTATCGCGGCGGATTCGACTTCAGCAAAATCGGCAAGATGCTGGGCGTATCGCGCAGCGCTATTCAATTCACCCATGTCCGCGCGCTCAAAAAGGTGCGTTGCGCGTTGATGAAAAATGGGAGACTATTTAATAGTTAATATGAACATCCTCGCGTTAGACTTAGGGACGGCGACCGGCTGGGCGCATAACTTCGGCGACGATTTTCGTTGCGGCACCTACCGGCTGATTTCCGACAAAGAACGCAAAGCCGCCAAGGCAGAAAGGATGGACCGGCGAAACGACGCACGGGTGAAACGTCTGTTTGACTTTGTGACAACTTGGAAAGGACTAGTTGATGCCGTGGTATTCGAGGATGTTGAATTCGGCCAGTATCGTTTGCAGATGCAATTGTGGAGCAGCCTGCGGGCGGCAGTGTGGTTGGCCTTCCCCAACACGAATATCGAATGTGTGCCAGTTCAGACCTTGAAAAAATTTGCGTGCCACGGCAATGCGAATAAAACCGCGATGGCCCGCGCGCTTGTGGCCAGTTATCCGAAGGAGTATCGGTTTGAGACACGCGGAAAAAAACAACTTGTGGCTTCCCTTAATCCGGCTCAGATCGGTCTTGCCTCCCTGAGTCCGGTAATCGACGACAACGCCATCGACGCGATTTGGTTACACAAGTGGGCTCAGAAAAATCTTTCTCGCATATGACACCAATAAAAACACCTTTGCCGAACCGGGATTCCATCACGCGGGCGCAACTCGAATCGTTGTTGAGCACTGCGGCCACAATGGGCGGACTTTTATTTCAGATTCAGGGCTTGGATGAGCAGAATGGTGGTATATTAGACGGCGGTGCAAAATCGGCTGTCGAAGCAACGCTCATCAACGTGTGTAATCGAATCGACACTTTGATGGAAGAAAAAGACCGATGGTCAATGGTTCATCAAGACACGCTCGAAGCGACGCTGACCAAAATGTATGATCAGAACACTCAACTCATCGCCAAGCAAGTTGCCATCCACGAGGAAGCCCTTGCTCCGCACTCTCGATACCGGCCTTCGCTCCGAAAACTTCCTGACGGCATGTGGATCGCCATTCTTGGCACCGTTGAGGACTTGGAGAACGCGCTCATTGGCATCGGCGACTGCCCGGCCAAAGCAATCAAAGCCTTCGATATGCTTTTCGAGGGCCACCTGCCTGCACACATTCTCGAATGGATGACGCAGCGTGAGACCGCTTTTCAAAACGATCAACTTCCCCCCGAATTACCAAAACAAAAAACACATGAACAAGAATCAGCAGTGGACGGAACAGGAAATCTCCCGGCTCAAGGAACTGAGAGCAGCCAAAGTCCCCCGGCGCGAAATCGCCGCAATACTCGGAAAAACCGTCCGAGCGGTGGAACGGCATCTTGAACGTTTACCCGTCGCTGAGGCTTCGGCTGATCCCACCGTGGATTATTGGCGCGACCGCGCGCTGAAGTTAGAGCGGGAAATTGAGAAGGCCCAAAAGGGCAGCACCGCGACCGAAGTGTTGATCGAACAGGTCCGCGACATCGCACCAATTTCCTATTCTCCGGCCCCAGCCTGCCGTCAACACGTTGCCAAAGGCACGAGTAGCCCGCAAAGCGCCGTGCTACTGCTCTCCGACACTCACGTTGGGGCCAAGGTCCGAGCAGAGCAGACCCTCGGATTCGGTGAATACAATTTCGACGTTTTCTGTCGCCGGTTGAAACGCCTTGAGGACAGCGCAGCCTCGATCCTTCAAGACCACACCACAACGAAAATTTCGGAACTGGTGATCCCGATGATCGGGGACATGATCGATGGCGCGCTGCAACACGCGGCAGAGTGCGGTCAGGTCAACACGCTCTTCAATCAGTTCTACGGTGCCGGACACGCGCTCGCGCAATTCCTTCGCAATCTGTCCACGCTCGTTCCCAGCATCCGGGTTTACACCTGCGTCGGCAATCATCCGCGCTGGGGAACGCAACACAAGATGCCGACAAAAAACCGTTTCAGCAATCTCGATCAATTTTTGTATGCCTACATCGAAGCTTTGGTCCGGGACATCCCGACGATTAAATTCCGGCTCGACCAGCAGCCCTTTGCTGAGTTCAAGGTTCAGGGCTTTACTTTTTTGGCGGCGCATGGCGACCATCTGCGAGGCGGAGACAAAGCCTTGGGCATTCCCGCTCATTCCATTGGCCGGGCTATCAGTGCCACAACGCAAATCCGAGTCAAGCATGAACGGCCCGGTGTAAACTATTATCTGCTCGGCCATCTTCACCGGCCTATGGAAATCCCGCACGCGCTCGGCGAAGTGATTGTGAACGGCGGGTTCCCCGGCGTGGATGAATTCGGACTGACGAATAGCTTCACACCATGCAGTCCGATCCAGAAATTCTTTTTCGTCCATCCGACGTTTGGCAGGTCGGCGTGCTATGACTTGAATCTCGCCAAGGCGAAAATGGACGGCCCGGCTCCTTACAACATTCCGGCTGGTTTCCCGGTATTATGAAAAAACAAGACCTACTCGATTGGGCGGAGACTCTGCTCTGCAACAGTTGTCCAGACCCAAGCATTTCGCGCGATGAATGGCACAAAGCCGTCCAGAAATGGCAAGAAGAAAAGCATCGCCGCGAGCATTGGCGGCATTTCGTCGCTGCTATACGACGGGTTTTAAGATCGAATTGAGAAGCCTTCCCCTGCCCGGCGCTGGCCCACTTGTTGGGCTGTCCTGCGTCAAAGCCCCCACACGAGCGGTAGAGACCTTGTTTTGCACACTGGCAGGACTTTGGGACGGTGCCGGGCCGGGCGTGGGCATGGCCGCGTTCTGGGGCGGTGTCGGCATCGGCGGCGCGGGTGGTCCTTGCGGGACGGACTGGACATGTAGAGCGGGGTGATTTGCGCCGGATTGGGCGATTGCTGCGTTCACAGCGTCAAAAGGGGGTGCCACCTTCGCAAGCTGCCCGGCCTTGTCTGCGGCCACCAGAGCCTCCGGGTGAAGCCTCAGAGCGTTGAATATGACCCCCAGATCGCCGGAAATGCTTCTATAGAGGCCCATACCTGCTTTAGCAAGCAAATCCTTGTTGTCGATGATCAGCTTGGCCTCTGGGCGATTGGCGAATTCCTTGATGGGCGCGGAGACGGCGGCGGGAGCACCGGCAAACACTGCCTGAAGGGCGGGGATTTGGAGCAGTTCGTTAGGCAGTCCGCCTTTTGCTGGTGCGGCGGGCGCGGCAGGAGCCGGAGAAGCGTTAGGATCGATTTCTTGGGGTGGACTTCCAGCGGGTGCCGAAGGTTCAATTACGGGTTGGTCAGCCATACGGTAATTAGTGCTTCTTGCCGGGGCGAGGCACAACCCGGTCGGCGGTTTGATTTTCCCGGACCTTCATCCGGGCCTCAACTTCAGCCCAAAATTCTTGTTCGCCCGGCCTATAGTCCGCGATGCGGGCGCTGGCGAGCATTTCCTGTTTCTCCGTCTCCGGGAGACTCTTAATGTGTGCGATAGATGCAACAATTTTCATAGTTTTGGTCGGGGTGTCACTGACGGGCCGAATAATTCGCCCTCAGTCCCCGCCTTTACTTTACCCTGTTCCTTGGTTTTTGCAAGTTTTTGTTCAAACGCTCTCTTGAGCATCGGAACTTTTTCAAGTTCCTTGCTGAAGTCCCCTAGATCGAGTTTGGCCCAGCCATTGTCTGCCCACAATTGCTTTTCGGCAAACCACAAAGCCCCTTGCATCGCGTCCGGCTGAATTCCAACGCGCTCGGCGGCGTCACGAAAAGCCTTTTGAGAAAAATAGAAATCCTCGTCGCTTACGCTGTGCAAGTTCTGAGGCAAAATCCTCCAACGGTCCTTGTAGCCCTCATATCCGAGACGGCGCATCGTCCGGTCGGCCCACATATCAATTGTCGCCTCGTGTCCCATGCCGGTGAGGTTCGACACAAAGGTTCTAGTCTTCGGGCCGGTGTTTTCATCCATCCATCGGCGCGCGAAAACTTTCAGCACGGGAATGGAGTGAGTCCCGTAGAGTTTTCCGTTGCTCTGTGTGGGCTTCAGGTTGTGCGTGAAAATCCAGTGTTCCAGAAACGCCGCAGGCGTCGGTTCTTGCGGCGGATTGGGAATGTTCCCAGCGTTCAACTCGCGGTTATACCACGAGAGCCAGCGGTCGTCAGTGATCATGTCCATTCCCTGATTGAATTTGGCGATGATCTTGTCGAAGCGCCCAGCTTCAAAACTTTTGAGGGCGTCGTAGGCGTAGCCAAAGTTAGTTTCAACGTTGGTTCGGGGGCTTGTGGCCGCGAGTAATTCCGCCATGAGCGGAGCGTTCTTGCCGAATTCTTTTTTCAGGCGCGGCACGAAGTCAGAATACCATTTCGCACCAGCCTGCGTCGCGGGATTGTCTTTAACCGAGTTGTAGAAGTCCGCAAGCTTTTCTCCGAACGCCTTGACCGCTTCCGGCTCATTCCGGCTCTGTTTATAGAGCGGCGACTTGGTGATTTCCGAAGGAATGGTATCATCGCGCTTTCGAGGAACAATGGCCTCCGGGTAATGATTCAGCAATTCGTCTCGCGTCATACCGGAGACCTGCGCGCCGGTAAGGGGCTCTTTATTTTTCTCTCCGAACAAGGTCGTTTGTTCTTCATTCGGTTGAAGCTGGCCCTTGACGGCCTTCTGGAAAAGACGCTCTGAAGCGGCCTCCATGCTTGGCGCTTCCCCCACATCAGGCAACGGCAAATTGGCGAGTTTCTCAGCGTCGGACCCATATTTGAAAAGCTGCGCGCTCTTGCTCCGCGTGACATCTTTCAAATTGTTGTCAAGCAGATGCACTGACATATTGTCCAGATCGTCCAGATTTGCCTCCGCAAAATGCCGAACCGGCTCTTTCAGGTTTTTCCAATCGGCGTCACGGGCTTCAACGGTCAGCTTGCCGCTATTGATGGCGTAGTTGAGCCGGGCGAATCCAGCAGCCAAAGCTTTTTCACGCGCGACTTCGGTATCCGTCCCCTCAAATTTCGGAAGGCCGGTAATGCCATATTTTTGTTCCAGCATGTTCCGATTCTGATCCAACCAATCGGAGTGCCACTGTCCGCCCAGTTGGACCGGCGCGCCATCGGGAGTGATCCACGCTTTTTTGAATCCCCCTGCGGTGCCTTTCGGCATTTTGAAGTCTTCCTCAGATTTTGGTTGAAGTTGCGCAGTGGGCTCAGGCTGTTTAAACGCACTGCGAGCTTCCTCCAGAAATTTCTCCGGGATAACGACGTTTTTCTGTTCGGCGAAGGGTCGGTTCGGCGGAGCGACATGCCCCTCTTCGCCTTTCGCCGGAATACGACCTTCCGGGCCGGTGCGAAGGTGCTTGCCGTAGTTGACCCAGAAATTTTGCGCGAGAGTCTCCGCCGCAAGCGCCCCTTGCGCATCCGGGGAATACATTTCGGAGTGCTCACGCCATGCGTTGAATTCACCGCGCGGTCCAAATTGAAAACCCTCCTTGGCGTGACCGAAAAAGTCGTGAACGGCGCGGAATACGTCGTTGACCGGCAAACGCTCGCCGTTGATTTCGATGCCGCTGTCAGTCATCATCGGATTGTCTTTTCCGAGCGCGCCCGCCTCTTTCGTAGGTAGATAGAAAAGATGTTTGTTCTCTCGCACGTCCTTGACCATATCGGCGCTGGACTTATAGGGCTCGCCGGTGCCAGTGAAAGGTTCAATTTGGTATCCCGCATTCTCAATCGCGTGGAACTGCCGAACGGTTTCGTCCGTGAGTGCCGCGTAGGACTTTTGCACGTCAGCATTTTTGGGATCAGACTTTGCGCTCTCGTAATGGTCCGCCAGTTTGCGAGCCAAGTCTTCGGGGACAGGCTCAAAGTTTCGATTGGCGGAGTAACCTTCAATGCCCGCAGACTTGGCGTATTTTTCGGCCACGTCTCGGACATCGGTTTGACCCTGAAACTGCGCGCGTTTCTTTTCCTCTTCTGTCTGCACTTGGGGCGCAGCGGGAACGGCGGTCGGAAGTTTGACAGCGCTTGGCGCAGGTTCGGCTTGCTTCGACGGAAGAAAAGGTCGTGCGGCTCCGGCTGGTTGCGCCGGTTGCTCTTCAGGTCGGCGAACTGTAGAAAATGAAGGGACAGAGCGCGAAGGCTCTTCTTCCGGCGTAAGTTCGCGCGCGGCCTGCGGTTGAAACTGCCCAGCCTTAAGTTTGCGGAGCATCTCGCCGCCAGAGCCGAGGCCCGTTGCGGCTTCCCACGCTTCGCGAAAATATTGGCCTTTGAAAGAGGTAGTCATTGCGGCCTGAATGTCCGTCTTGAACAGCGCTTTAGCCTGTGCTGTCGCCCGGTCGTAGGCGTCAAGTAAACCAGCGACTGCCTCTGGCCCCGCCTCGAAGGCCCGAAGTCCTGCTTTGTATGCGACACTGGTGAATCCCCCATTTCCTGACAAAGATTCCGCCCATTTTGTAAATTCTTCGGGCGACATGCGCTCAATCTCTTCGATTTGTGGGGGCTGAAATTGGCCATGTGCGGTGCGTTCAAAACTGACCGATTCCAATTCACCGGGACGCGGGAAAAACTCTTCGCCCGTGATCTGGCCATATTCCTTAGCACGTTTAAACGCCTCTTTGCGATTCAGGAATTCTCCGCTGTTCGTGACGAAACCTTCGACGATCCCCGGAACGTTTCTCCGCATCATTTGCGGGATGTCTTCTCCGGCCTGTCTTGCCTTGGCCAGCGCGCCGCCGTGAGTGGGATAGCCATAGTTGTCGGCCTCGTAAACTTTTCCGTTCGGAAGTCGGATCGCCGCAATCTTGATCGCTTCCGGTTCGTCCGAGAGACTGGGCGGCTGGAAACCAGCAGCGAGCGTAAGTGTGTTCCCGCGAACTGGCGCGACTTCGGGTGTCGTCGTCGCATCCGCAATGCGACTCAAATTCAAACGTTGGCTAACATCTATCAGCGACGGTGCTTCGACACCAGAGGATTTCGCGGCCTGCTCGATCCAGTTTCGCAGCGGATTGACTTCCCGGACTCCGCGCGGCCCGGCGATGTTGGCCTTTGAAAGTTGCGCCTCCGTGTATTCGCCGCGAGGACGAACCGGGATTTGTAACCGGCTTGGTTGCGTGGCTTCAGAAATTTCTTGCCCGGCGATATGCAGCGGTGCAACCCGGCTAGTGCTCTCCGGGATTTGAACATGGAAAAGATAATTGATTACGTCCGCGTCTCCTTGGTCAATGTGTGTGACCGTGCCTTCTTTTTTCGGCTGAGTGAATCCTCTCGCCAGAGTTTCCTTGGGGACAATCAGCGGCTCGCCTGCCCCGGTAGCACCGGCGCGCTGGTTCTGCATGAAAGCGTTAAGGACGTGCTGTAGATACCGCCAGCCGTCCTCTGTGAAATTTCCGTTGCCGTCGGTTCTGTAAAGCGCGAACTTTTGACGCGCCGCATCACCGACTTGATCAATCCATTGCGCAAATTTATTGGCGTTGGCGTAAAAATTATCGGGAGACCATCCAACAATCTGCGGCCCTTTACCTGTCATCTCTACGCGCTCTGGAAAAAAGGTTTTCTGAACCAGAGGACGGTCTTCGTTACCCGCTTCGCGCTGGGCTTCGATTTCCGCGCGCCGTTCTGGCCGAACGCTCTCAATGCTGCCGCCCTGTTCTCCCTTGGCACCCCAATAGATCACTTGGACAGTCTGCTCGTTGTCGATAGCATTAGCGATAGTGTCGGCGGCGCGCAATCTGTCCGGCACCGTGGGCGGATTCTTGGCCGTCCAGTCCCGGATTTTTTCCGCTTCGGGAGATGGAGAAGGCGCGGGGGCAGGAGTAGGAGCAGAAGGAGTAGGAGTCGATGGAGTCGGTTTCTCCGGCGTCGCAGCAGCACTTGGAGTAGCCGGGGGCTGTTGCTCCAACACAGCCTTGCGCACAGCCTCCGTCGTCTGAAAACGAGGTTCGACTTTGCCGATCTGCGTTTGTCGTCCGGCCAGAGGATTGCTCCCCAATGCGGACATCACTTTTGCGACCACGCGCGCCAATTGGCCGGGCAAAGATTTGTTTTCGACGAGGCCCGGACCCTGTGCTTTGAAAATGGCATCAAAATTCTCAGCGGCGAGTTCGCGCGCGATGTATCGGTCGGCGGTATCTTTCGCTTCGTCCGGCGAAAGCACGTCACGCCAAATCGACGATTCGAGTTCTGCCGGAGTGGCCTGTGGGTTGTTGGCTTTCGCCTGCTCGCGCAGTCTGTTCCACTCTCCATCGACACGCTGGCGAATAAAATCCGCGTTCGGTTCTTGTCCCTCCGAAGTGAGTTGATTTTCGAGAGACGAGGTAAGTTTTTCAATGGCCTCACTGCGGCCCCAGCCGGTCAGATCGAGCAACGTGGATCGCCAGTCAGGTCCGACTTCGACGCCGGAGGGTTGCGCGGCCCGTTCCGTGTATCGACGGCCTTCTTGCTCCCAGCGGTCTCCATAGTCCTTTTTGACGATTTCATCAATGGCACGGTTGCCCTCTTCACCGAGCACGTCTTGAAAAGCGTGAAAAGATTCGTGCGGTGCGGCATCCGCATCAGTGACGACGAGGACCGGATGTTGCTGGCCGTCTTTACCAGTCAAATCCGTGCTGAAAAAACCAAGCTGCTTTGACCACAGGTCCGCCGTCGCGGGGGCAACACCAGAATCGACCAGAGCCTTCGAGAGCGCCGGTTTGTCGTTCACGTAATAAACGTCCGTGCCGGGAGCCGCCATTTTGGCGAATTGGCGAATCGCGTTAATGCGAGTCTGCACACCGACAGGAGCCGAAGCGTAGGCTTGAGAGTGCGCCGAATTGAGCGATGGAAAATTTCCAGAGGGAGCGACGGGAGTTGGATTCCCCCACGAGCGCGGCGCGATGATCTGGCCGCTGACGACGTGACCCAAAGTGCGGCCCGCGCCGGACAGTGCACCAAAAGCAGTTCCAAGGCCGAGAGCGTTCTGCGTTTGCTCCGGCGATTCCGAAGTGGCGGCAGCGAGACCAAGGTCTAACGCGGCACCTTTGGCAACTTCTCCGGCAGCACCGGGCAGGGCTTGCGCGACATCTTTCACGACCTGTGCAGATGGCGACGTGAGCGGGATTTCTCCCGTAATTTGTTTTCCAAATTGTTTGATCGGTTGTGCTTTTTTTACCGCCTGCTGGCCGATCCACTGGAGCGCCGAACCGCCGTAATAGCTGCCTACGCCTTCTGCGGCATGTGAAACATTTCCCGTGGCGAGTGCTTCCAGCCCCTGAACTAGCGGGCCTACGGTTTTAATACCTCCACCGAGGAATTCCGCCGTCTTGCCGCCCGCTTTGATTGCGGGGGCCGCAACTTGAATTGTTTTGCCAACTCCGGTAGCGGCTGCGGTGGACAAAGCGGCCCCAACTTTGCTGGTAGCGGCCTGCACGCCCGGAATATTCCCAGCAAGCCTGCCTGCGCCGCCAAGGACTTTTCCGAACGACCAAAAAGTGAAAGGATCGCCTTGCGCGAGCGTATTGACTTCTTCAGGACGAATCGGCTTACCGGCTTGTTCCAATTCTTGAACCACGTTGCCGCCAACGCCGGACATGAAAGCGCCGTGACCCTTAGAAATATTTTCAGCCACTTCTCCACGACCAACCGCGTCCCACAAATTTTTTACTCGCTCTTCGGGAGTCTGCGCGCCGCCTGTGACGAGATTCGCGGCCTTGCGGCCTGTGGCCTGAATTTGATTCGACAAACCTGTGACGGCCTGCTCAGTCCCGGCGATGTTTTCTCCAACTCGCCGCTGGGCCTCTTGAATCATTTCGTTTTCGGCAGCGCCCCCAACCGTTGCGCCTGCTATTGCTGCCGCACCGGCATTGGCATAGTTCCATGCCTGCTTGAGAATGCCTTTGCCGAATTCATAAACGGCTTGAGGGACCGCCTTGACGGGATTCGGCAAATCGGACAACTGAAAACCGCGCTTCGTGATCGCGTCGTGCGCGTCGGCGACCTTCTGGACAACCTCTGGTGATTTGTCCGGGTGCTGACGAAAAGCTTCGACGAGATTAAAGCTGGGGTCTTTGACGGCCAACTCCGAAAGCTGTTGGGAGTTGAAATCCCGAATGGGATCAACCTCATTAGAGGTAGGCGCAGAAAGTTGCTCGTATTGCGCTTGCTGTTCGGGCGTCAACTGAACTTCTTCACCAATGGCAGGAGTCGGCATAAGCTAGTAAACAGTGTGGCTTTATCCGGCCTTAGTTGACCCGAATATAGCGACCGTTTACTTTTTGAATCCCGCCGATGCCCTGAATCTGCATCACGGGAGTATTGTTGCTCGCGGCTGGTTGTCCCGGTTGCCCCGGTTTGACCATTTGGGTGTTGAGCAGGTCTTGCCATTCTTTTGTGAGCACGGCCTCGCGGGGGATGCCAGATTGATCGGCCAGAGTAGCGTAGGATTCCAGCACGGGCCGAGCCGCGTCCACCTGCCCTTGCAGAGCCGCGCGAGTTTCGCGAAGCACTGCTTGCCGGGCCATAGGGTCGAGGTATTGCTGCCGCGTCAGGACGTTGAAAGAATTTTTCAAAGTCTGCGGAATATCATTCGCGTAAATCTTAGTGAACTTTTCCAGTTCTTTGAAGTTCTGTTCAGTAACACGAGTCTCCGGGTGTAGCGACTTGAAATAATTAAATGCGAGACGTAAATCGAAAATTCGATCTGGTTGAAAATTGGGATTTGACAGTTCGCGCTCGCTTTGCTGAAGCTGGCCATATTGAGGAAGCGCTTTCTGGACTTCCTGAATGACTGGGTTTCGAGCAATCTCGCCGCGAAGTTCGGATGCCCCTTTGCTGGCCATCGTCGGGCCTGCGCCGGTGACAATGCCGCGACCGGGGACGAATTCTCCAACCGCGTGCGGCGGAGCAAGAGAAATTTCTGGCTTCTGTGCGGGAACGGGCGCGCGTGGCGCTACGGCAGGTTGAGCCGGAGTCGCGGACGCCATTGGAGTCACTGCCGGAGATGGAGCAATCTGTGGCTGTCCTTGCCCTTGCGCTGCGCGTTCCGCTGCATCAGCAGCAGCTTGTGCGTCCGTGCCGTAAAGAGTCTGGGGCGGTGACGCAGGAGCCGGAGCGGGTGCAGTAGGTGCCGGAGCCGATGCCGCAGGTGCGGAAGGAGCCGATGGAGCGACAGCGCCGGGCTTAATGCTGAGAAAAGAAAACGGGGCCGTTGCGGCGCGAGTGTGCGCCGCGCGCACGTCTGGGTTTGTAATGTCTTCTCCCAAAGCGTTGAAAATCCGTTCGTAAGTTGCGCCGGTCGTCTCGTCTTTTTCAGAGAGCCGTTTCGCCTCCGCGCCGCGTAGTGACGCTTGGGCTTTAACCGTAGCTTGTCGATCCAAATTCGCGCCCTCTTTGCCGATCAAATCCCAGTCGAGACTTCCGTCCGCCCTCTTAGGAGGACCGTCGTATCCTTGAACGAGCGGAGCATATTTGAAAAAAGCTTGTATCGCCTCCGGGCCATGTGTGGCTGAGGCTTGCTGCAATTCTGCGTTTGCACTCGCGGCAGTCAGCGCAGTTCTGCGTGCTTGAACAGCTTCAGGAGAAGCAGTTTCTTGGGCAAGTTGTGTGTGCGCCGCCAACTCGGCACTGCGGCCCGCGATAGCTTCAGGAGAGACTGCTTCTGTGGCGACTTGGCCTTGTGCTCCGGCAACGGCAATTTCTGCTTTTCGCTTGGCGCGACCAAGTTCACCAGCGCGATTGAGAATGTCGTCCGCAGTGATGATGCCGTTACGAAAAGCGTCAGACAGTGCAGCAACGCTGCTTGGCGTTACGACGGGTGACGCTGGGGTAACAAGGCTCGCCGGGTTTATTGGTCCCAGCCGTCCGCTTTCATCGTTAATTCCAGCCATATTAGTAAGAAGGTAGCATAGGAGTCCAACCGCCGCCATACGCAGCGGAGCGGCCCAGTTGTTGAACAGATGACCCCGGCGAAGCTGTTTGGTTAGCCATGATCTGCCGATTGATGTAAGCTTGATACGCCGGGTTGAATGCGCCACCGGGGTTCTGCATCACTCCCTCGAAAGGCGGGATGATCGAGTTCTGATTCGCAGTGTTGGCCGCAGTGATCGCTCGCGTTTGCTGTGCCGCGCGTTGCTTGTAAGCTTCCGAGGCATCGTAATAACCTTGGCCGATGAGCGGATTTTGAACGGACTGGCCGAAGTTCACATGAGCGCCGGGAGTCACAGCCGCTGCGCGCAAAGCTTCTTGCCACAGGTAGGCATTGGGACCGCCCGATTGTGCGCCCGCGACGATTCGATTCGTCAGTTCGGCTTGCATGGATCGACGAAGTGCCTGCTCCGCGTTGAGACTGGCGAGAGCATTCTGCAAATAAGGAGGAACATCCGGCTGAGCGAAAACAGAAGCCGATGCAACCGGCTGACGCATGCCTTCGAGCGGATTCGTAAATTTTCGAGAGCCAAGCGAAGGATCGTTCAGAGTTTCGGGAGTCGTCCGCAGCATATCCGCTGTAATAGGAAGCTGTGCGTAGCCGTTGACGCTGCCGACGGTCGAAGGCGCTGGTGTCGGCGCAGGACCACTGAGATTCATTGTCCGTGAAGCCAGCGAAGTTGACGCAGGATACGCGGCGACCGGCACGGGCCGGTTTGAAACCGGAGCAATCATTGAAGCAGTCCACGCACTCATATAGCCAAAGCTTGTGCATCAGCCGCACCACCGCCACCAGAACCGAACATTGATCCCCACGCAGACTTGGTAGTGGGCAATAGACTCGCGCCATACGGAATGGCACCGCTGATACCCTGTTGCCATGCTTGTGCCTGACCCATTCCGCCGCGCGCTGCCGCATCTGCCGCAGATTGCGCGAGAGAATTCGTAGCGCCTACGCGCGCGAGCCAGAGATTCGCGATGTCCGTGCCGCCGAGTCCCGCAGCGGGCATGAGATTGTTTGAAAGCTGAAGCGCATTTTCCGCTCCGGTCAATTTTCCCAGTTGCACTGAAGCCAGATTGGGGAAAAGAGTTCCGAGAATTTGCTGTCGGCTTTGTTCCAGACCTTGCGCCGTCTGGGTCAACGCTGAGGCCCGCTGCTGGCGTTGTGCCTGAAGCTGTTCGCCCGCCGTTCCGAGGATTTGTCGTAACAAATGCCCGCCGAAACCTTTCGCGGACGCGGAGCCCGTTACCATGCCGGTTTTTTCGAGGCCCGTTTGGACAAGTTCGTTTTGAATGTCTGGGGGAAGCGTTGCGCCGAGACTCAACTCGTGAAGAGCGGCATCGACGAGTTTTTTCTTCGCATCCTGCATTCCCGGCACTCCGGCCACACCTTCCTGTGCCGCCACGTTCGCCACGGCTTGATCAGGACCGCCATTAAGCCCCTGAACACCCGAAAGAATATTTCCCTGCGCTGCGTATCGAGTTCCGAGCAAAGCCGGATCGATCTGTGCCTGAAGCGCGAGTTTCTGCTGCGCACGAGTGATGTCTGCGGATGTCGCCGCACCTTGAATCACGTCAGGATTCAATTGGCTGAACACAAAATCGCGCTGACGGTTTAGCGCGTCGATTTGCATCTGCGTGGCGTCCTTGATCGCGCCCGCGCTGATAGCGGCACTGGCAATTTGTCCGGCTGCGCCGAAAATTTCACTCATAACGACTTAGAAAAAACCAATTCGGATGCCTCATAACCTTTTTGATCCAGCATTCTCTCCATGTATTCGGGAGACACCGCGACATGCGAGGAAATAGAGATGTTTCGACACCCACATGCCGCTGCGGCTTTTTCAAACTCTGACAAAAGCGCCGAAGGGCGACCTGTGCCGCGTGCTTCCGGCAAGGCAAACCAAAAATAGACGAGCCCGCGCAAATTTCCATTGAAAACATCGGGAGAAAAGATCGCGCCGAGCACGCAGCCGTCATTTTCCCAAATTCGGGCCACGCCGATGTCCATCATGCGCCGCCAGTGAGGGAAAAAGTGCGCCGAAGCAAAGGGAACGCCCGCTTCTTGGCTAATGTGCTCAAAAATCGGGGAAATTCGCTCTGTGACTTCGTGAGATTTCAATTCTTTGACCATGCCGGACAGAAAACAGTGTGTGTTTTGGGCTGTTTTGTCGTTACTCTTTGATCAGAGCAAACATACCGATGGACGGAGGGTATGGAACTGGGCTCGTGCCATCGATTTTCACACCATCTGTCTCGCCGAAGGTCTCATAGGGCTGGCGTTTGGCCACGTTGGGCGATACCGTGAGGTCTGTTCCCGCGCTGTCCTTCGCTGCCATGACAAAATATCGTCCACGGAGGGCTGAGTTGCTCGCGCCGAACAGCGCCCACCCCGGATTTTGAGTCAACGCGGCGGAAAGGGTCGTCTGACCGACGAATTTGATGTCGCCCGGCACGCCGGAGACGGTTCTCCACGCACCGCGCTCCCACCAAAGAAGGCACGAGATGTCCGAATCGTAGAACTGTTGAAACTCAATGGGGCTCGTAGGACGACTGGCCGTTCCACCAGAGCGAGGGATGCCACTGATCGGCACCCATCCTGTTCCATTGAATACATACCAGCCCAACGGATCGCCGATTGAAGGGTCCGCTTCGGTTTGATCGTGCGTAGTTCGGAGCCACACGGGCGGATCGCTCGTCGCTGGCGTTGACGCTCCGACATGAAACCACTTGGTTTCGCTGTCGCTAATGTCGAGCGGCTTGTATCGCTTCGTGGCGTCGTCCCACACATACCATTTCGTGCCTCCCCGGAGCCACGGACCTACGTTGGAAGTCGGTTCGGTATCGCCGGTAAAAATGAATCCGGTCCCAGTCGGCGAAACGATTCGCGCGCGAGAAAGAATTTCATCAACAAGCTGCTGCGGCGTCCCTTTGAACGTCGTGGACAGTCGGGCGATTTCGAGAATTAAGCTGGTTGCTTGGAGTGTCGATGCCATAAAATTATACCATTGGCCACGTCTGGAAAACGCCGCCGTTCCAGAGCGAAGCGACTTCAATATTTGTCAGTTTAAACGGCCAGAGAGAAAGTTCGTCGTATCGGATATGAGCGGTCAGGCCGGGCTCGCCGAAACCGAAAAGTAAAGGCTGAATCAGGAAGAAGGAGTGATCGCATGTTCCCGAAAATGGGGTAATGGTCCCGGACACCACTTGCACGCCGTCAAGCTGCACTTCGATAGTGCCGGTCGGGGCCGCGTAGTTGCAAATCAAATTGTGGTAAGTCTGAACGCTGGTGTCTTGCGCAACGTAAGACTCGAACGCCAAAGTCCCGTTCGCATAGACAGCCCACACATAAATTCCCGGCCCTTGATCGATGTTCGGGGAACCGTCGAGAGGATACGCAGGAAATTCTCCGGCAGGAACGCTCGATGCCATGACGAAAATCTCTCCCAGCATCGCGTTGCTCGCGTCGAGAAACCGGAACTGCGTGTAGGTCGCAAGAAAGTGTTCTGGGCTCGGTTTGTAGTTAGTGAAATCGTAAGCGAAAGCAAAACCGTTCGACAGATCGACGGGATCGAGAGGCGGCGTGTCAATAAATCCCGCGTCAAACCTCCACGCGCAGTTCGCCGAGACATCCACGAGGTCAGTCGCGTAAAATCCTTTTGCAACCGCGCCGGGAGGGGCATTGCGTATCTCGCCCACTCGGAACAAACCCGCAGGAAGAGTATTGACGCTATCATAAATGAAATAGGGGTCTGATGCTCCGTCCACGACATCCTCGAAGGCCCACCAAGCAAGCGGCAGTCTTCCACCGCCTCCGCCGTGGAAGGTGATGGAGTCGCTCGGATCGGTTTCGCCATCCAAAGTGATCGCCGTGATGCGGTAAACTCCATCGCCGAAGTTGTCGAGGTCAATGAAGTTGTCGCTGATGCACTCCGCCACAATTTGATAAGGACCAAACGGGTCGAGTTCGTCCACCGCTTTGTAAACGGTATAGCAGAGCGCGCCCGGATAGGCGTCCCATGAGAGCCGAGTATTGCCGGTGCCGCCGAGAATCAGCCCGGTAGGTCCGTGCTTCTTATGGATGTCTTCGAGGACGATGATCGGCGTGCCAGACGACGAAAAAGGAAATTCGCAAAGTGCTGGACACACGTATTCGATTTTCGGGCGGCGAAGAAAAAGGTATTCGTAAACGCTGTTCATTGGTCAAATCCTTCTCCGGCGCTGAAAGTCTTGGGCAGCGCGTTGATGAGTTCAACTTCTGCTACGCGCTCCGCGATGCGAGTCGCGACTCGATCTGCCGCCTTTTGCGAAACGATGCTCTCTGCGGTGCCGACGCCGACTGCCGTTAATCCATCTTGAGTGAGCGCAGCAGTTTTCACCGACGTATAGTGAGCAATTGGCAGCGCGGCGAGCGCGTCCGACATTCCCACAAGGTCTTCGGTGCGCAGTCCTACGCCGTCAAATCGAACAGTATTGAATTGGGTTTCATCGTCGCACGCATCCGGCTCTCCGCTTTTATCTTCGGGAGTGTCGATAGCAAAGGCTCGAATCCACTTGATCGTGGCCGGGCCGTGGCCGACAATAAGTAATTGAAAACTGTCGTCGATGGCTTCGATGTCTTTCGACTCTACGCCGCAAGTGCCGGTGTCCAGATCGTTCGATTGCTGATTTGCGTCCTGTGTCCGAATTCTTCGGGTCTGGGGCTTGAAGGCGAACAGTTCCGTGATCGCCGTAATCTCTTCGTCAAACCGAATCGAGCCGCGTTCGACAGAAATTTTCTTTCCGAGGATTTGCTTGTATGCGCCGCGAGTGCCGCCCGCGTAAAAGATGCCGAGGTCTAAGTCCTCTTCAATACCACACAGGCCCACGTCAGCATAGGTGAATCGGCATGGAGACCGAGGAAGCGTTCTGTTGGTCTGAGAAGTCTGGCCGAAATACGCACGGGTCTCCATCGCCCATGTAATCGGGCATCCATTGTCCAACCGCTCCTTGGTGAAAGAGCGCCACAATCTGTTTTCTCCGTCAGCGTCAGTTGAGACATGGTAAATCCTTTCTTCCCCGGCGATGGTGCCGTAAACCCACTCCACAGGGCGCGTGCCAGTCCAAATAGAAGCCCACGCTTCGCCGGAGTCGTCGCCGAAGCTTTCGATAGGCGCTCCGTTAAGCACCCACGTATGTTTATTGAAAGCGTCCTCCGAAGGGACGCTCATCAAAATGAAATGTCCAAAAAGCGCCGATGACACGGTGCTGAGGTCCGAACTTAAATTGACTTTGCTGACCTGCATCTCCGTGTCTCGAATCGGCATGTGGGAAGAAATTTTTCCGGCGCGGGCCGCGTTGAAAAACACAATCCCGGACTGAGAGAACCAAGTGATTAGACCTTGGTGCGAAATGATTGAACGCTGAGACGCGCAACCGATCTGGAAAATTTCGGTTTGCATGCCGTCCGTGACGGGCCATGCCGCGCGCTCGCGGATGTTGGCTTGAATGAGCGAAGTGTTTTCGGCGGTGAAGACAATCAACTGCGGAAATTCGAGGCCCGTGGTTGGCGTCATCGCGGTGACGGCGGACGGGAAATAGAAGGCGTCATTACCACCGAGGTAGGTCTGCTCGCGATACGAAAAAGGATTCGCAATGTCACTCGCGAACACTTTGTTGTCCACGGCTACCCAAAGTCGATCACCAACCCACGCCATCGAACTGCCTGCGGGAGTCTCGAATTCGTTGTCTCGAATGTGGCCGGAGTTGGAGCCGTCGAACCATGCCGGGGCGGTAAATCCCCCGTCCTGAATGAAAAGCACCGCGCGAGGATCGATCACTTCGATAGGCGAGGAAAAATCTGTGTTGATGCGCCGGGCCGCTTGGGTCGTCATCGCCCAAAATACCTGCTTCGCGGACGGCGACATGAGGACGTTCGGCAAAAATCGAAACTCCACGAAAGGATACGGCGCGACGTAAACAACGCCATCGATACAAACGACCAGTTGTTCAAGGCCGGTCTTGGGCTTAAAGATAGTGGCACCCTGAAGGCGTCCGCGCGGGAGTTGCACGAGGCACTTGTGGCCGGGGCGGCAGCTAATGACGCCACCGAGATTCAGGATGTTCAAACCATTCCAGTAGTAGCCGAGCGGGAGAGACCCCGGCTCCATAGAACTGTTCATTCCCCGGAAGAACGTGCCGTCGTAATCAAAAAGTTTGTCGGGCATACGTTACCGGATGTCATAATCCGCCTTATCACGCGGGTTGTTAAGATCGACGACCTGAAGAGGATTGTAAGTCGCGGGTTCGACTTTCATCTGCGCCTCGATTTCCAAACGCGCGGCGTCCGCCTCGAAGGCGTGCGCTTCAGCGAGTTCATACTCAGAGTAGCGTTTGCGGGCCGTCATCGCGAGCAAAAAGCCAACGCGGCTGTGTAACGGAATGTGATCGTAGCGGCTCGAAAAAGTGCCGGGCGCTTTCATGTAGGCGATGCGGACCCAGTTGCAACTGCGGTTCAATTGAATCCGGCGATACTGCGGGATTCTCTCATCTGGCTCATAGACCGCCAGCGGAACGCTATTGTTGTCCTCGTCGATGGACGCAAGCCGGATCGAGCCCGCCGTCAGGTCTTTGAAGACGCCGGTAATTCGGGCAATTTTTGGCGCGGAAGTATCTGGGACCGCAAGACCAAAAATCGTGGGGACTTGGTAGCCGTCGAGCCAGTCGCCACCAACTTTTCGGCGAAGCTTTTGACCCTTGTCGTCGTAGCCGTAAACGATAAGCTTTTTCCCGTTGTCCTCGTCGGTTTGAAGATATGAAATCACTTTGGTCGGCGTCCCAATGTCACGAAAAGTTGCGTGCCAGTTGCCTTGATCCTGCCAACTCCAATCGCAAGTTGTCTTGCAATCGCCGGGACCATTGAGATGAAAATTGAAAAGCTGACCGTAGCCGAGTGTGGGTTTGCCGCCAATATTCACCGCCAACACATTGTTGACTTCGCGCGGAAGCGTGACGCATCTGCGACCACAGCGCGCGTTAGACGTGCAGGTGTTGACCCCTTGAGAGCATCCACAGCCGCCAGCCGTGCAAATGTCCAGAGTCCCCTTGAGACCCTCGAAATCACCCTTGTTGATAATTAAAGACGCCGCGTCGCCGATCCACCGAAAAAGTTTGGTGTCGTCACACGCGCCGAAGATTTTTTTCGCCTCGTCGTAGATGTCGTCAACGATGAACATTATTCCTTCCCCTCGTCCTCGCTGGCCTCTTTTTCCGCACTTTCCCCGGCTTCCTCTTCCTCCATGCGTTTTCGCATGAGCGCGTCGAGAGCGTCTTCGGCTTCACTGCCAGATTTTGTCGGAGCCTTTTTCTCTGACGTTATGGCTAAAATCTCCCGGAGTTCGACGACGCAAGTATAACGGTCGTCACCGTTCTCGTCCGTGGCCTCCGTTTCGGAAACGGTTCTGAAATGAACGAGCATCGTCCCTTCCTTCGGCAGATTGAGTGATTCCTCCCCGGAGTATTGGAATGATGGGTAGTGAGGTTTGTCTTCAGGACCAGCAACCGCCATTGAGGGGTAGGAGTCCGATTGGTCGAGGTCGATGTTGACTTTCATTCGGTAAACAGTGTTGTTTTTCAGGGCTTACGGCAAGCCCCACTTTATTTGTAGATAGCTATCGTAAAGCAGGTCAACGTCTGAGTCTGACAGTGCTGACGAATAGATGAATAGCTCCATAAGATACCCGTTATATCCGAGTCCGAAGCTAGTGTCCCCAACCAGATTCAGGGTCAAGCTGTTTCCATCCGAGCCGGTTCCCTCAGCGGTCTTGTTCTGACGAAAAGAAAGAGTAGAGGACGCCCTGCGCCACGCGAGGGCGAGAAGGACGTTCGCCATAGTGAAGGAACTACTGATAATTTCTGAACCGCCCGCGTAAAAAGAAAGGGTGTTTCCGTTGCTACGATCCACTCGAACCTGACGATTTACCGTCTGATTTCCTAACAACATGCTGTCCGAAGCAATTTTCAAAACCGACACGATGCTGAAATCGCTCGATAGCGTAATTCCGGGAAAAGTAAATCCCCCTCCAACCGTAACGGCGGGCATCGAGCCCGCTATATTTGTGTGATACGTGGATGTCGCTCTGGCCGTCAAGGTCTGGCCGTTTCCTGACGAATCGGCCCACGTTGTAACGGGGTCTCCGTCGTTCAAGGAAAGGCTGTCGGCTTTCCACCAGCCTTGCAAATTCGGAAAACTCGGTGGATTAAGAACCGTCGGAAACGACATGAACGGGTTAATGATGAAGGCTTGCATTAGTAAGAGCCGATAAGCCAAATTTTAAGACCTTTAGCTCCCGTTCCTGCGCCGTCGATGTCAATAGTAATTTCTGCATCGTCCGCGAGGGCCGAGTCCGAAATCACCGGGGGTGTCGCCGCCGTTGTGGAAGTCAATTCGTTCGCGTCGATGGTGAGTTTGGTGCTGAGTATCGAGACGCCGCCTTCGTTGATGTCAATCGTGACTAGACCTGAAGAAGATGCGACGTTTAAACTTGCTCTAACCGCCGTCACCGTCATGGCCGCTGGCATGCGAAAAGTAATCTTGGATGTGCCGGTTGTGATCGCCGTCGTTTCGTCGCTCGCGGCAACTCCGATAATAAATGGGGAACTAGGGCCGGTCGCGCCCGCTGGGCCTGTAGCACCGGCTGGGCCTGTAGCACCGGCTGGGCCGGTCGCGCCCGCTGGACCCGAAGGCCCGGTTGCACCCGCAGGTCCGGTCGCGCCCGCTGGGCCGGTTGGACCCGTAGGACCGCCCGCTGGGCCGGTTGGACCAGTAGCGCCGGTCAAACCTATAGGCCCGGAAGCACCGTCTGGTCCGATTGGACCCGTGGGGCCGGTCGCGCCTAAATTTTCAGCCGGGACTCGGCGAAGTCGCCGGACGCCCGGTTCGACTTCTACCGAACTGATGACATACGCGCCCGCGACGGGATCAGTAAAAATTGGGATTTGGGATGTTAGCATAAATTACACGTCGTCTGGACAAAGCGAAGAGCCGTCGTCATCGTAAAGAATGTCGGCGTTGTCATCTGCGAGAATACACGCCACCTGCCCGTCAGGATTTGTAACCGAAAGCGAATATCGGGGAGCCGCGATGGTCTGAGTGCAACTCCGATGACACGAATGAACAATCAGTTCGTCGGGATCAGAAATTCTGGGAATGTTATCACGACAGGCGGACATACGAAAACGTTGTCTTAAGGGCAATAACTTTTACCTTGTCGGCGGTCGAGCACTTCCCGAAAATCGCGACGGTTTGATTGTCGCCGTCTGTGTCCATTGTAATTGATACGACAACCTGCGCGAACTGATCGACGACCAAATTGGAAATGGAATGTTCTGTTCCCTCAACGTCGCTCGCATTCGTCTGATTGTAGAGTTTAATTGAAACCACGTCTGCGAGATTGACGCCCGCGAGCCCTTCGACATCCACGATTGCCGTAACTAAATAGGCTCCTTTGACTGGAAGCAACAGCGCCGGAGCGGAGTTCACAAAATCAATGGCCTGATAAACGACCTGCAAATTGTAATCGGTTCCGACTGACGCGACATACCTCGCATGCGTGGACGTAAAGGACGTTCCCGGAGTTCCGGTATCGCCCTTGGTGCCTTGTGGTCCTGCCGGGCCAACGATGCTCGCGCCGGGGAAGCCAGACGAGACGACAAGCTTTCCCGCGCTCACGGTCGAAGGCGGTGAATCCACTGCTTTGACCAACGTAAGGCTAAGAAGCCCGGCGCTCACGCTGTTGACGAAATACCAGCCGGAGGTTTGAATGAAAACGTAGAGTCCTGCAAGAATGGCCGGGTTGTCGGCGCAAACTACCGTGACATAGGGACTGCCAATCGTGGGCTGAGTAAAGCCGACGAGCGTCACTGTGTAGGCGTTATGGCCATCCGCGCCGGACGCGCCTGTGTCGCCCTTCGGGCCAGTGAGGCCTGTAATTCCGTCGCGAAATAGCCGGAGAAAATAGCATGCAAGTCCTTCGCCGTCCGCGCGAGGATTGTTCTCAAGTCCTACGTCTAAATTGCACGGGAGAGACCATGTGACTTCGCCATTCACTTCCGTTTTGACGACGGTGCCAAAAAATGCGAGCGTGAAATTTTCAATCTGGGATTGAAGGGACTCGTTCGCTGCCGTGTTTACCGGCGCATCCGCGCACGGGCTTCCACAACCGCAGCCAATGGGAGTCCCAGTGTTACAATTAGAGCAGGACATAATCAGTAAACAGTGCCGAAAATCCGACGATGAGTCACTTGTTCTTTTCGAGCATCGCCGTAAGTTGGCCTTTCAGATGCCCGTGACGGTGCGCGAAAAAGTAAAGACCCGCGCCGCCAACGCCGACACACATAATCAGGATTTCGTTTCCAACCACGAGAGACGGCAGGACAATAAGCGCGAGACCTGCGACGGCGACAACCGCGCTGGTCGTGATGCTGCCGACGAGGACTTTGAGCGGAGGATAAACCGCAGAGGCCGCGCCGACAATGAAAAGCAGAATGCCAACCCAGACAACAGGCCGGAGGGACGCCAGCTTTGCCGCCGCCTCGCGGGCAGTGTCCTTTTGGGACGCGCCGACTTTAGCCGAGACGTGCTCGGTTGTCTTTCGATGGATCACCGTGGCTTCTTTGATTTCCACGCCGTCAACCTTGTCGCCGGGCCTGACCGGGATCGCATCCTCGATCACGCGGTCGTATTCCTGCGTGGACGCATCTTTGGGGTTCTGGGGCTGTGTTAGAGTGCTGCTAAGGTCCGTCGTTTTGATGGCGTGCTTCCCGCCCTTAAGCGGAAGAATGCCGCAGCCGCAGCCGAGCGCCAGCAACGCGCACGCGATGTAGTGTAGGTGAATTTTCATTGTCATTCTCTTTCAGTTTCACGATTCGAGTCCTCAAACGCGCGCTCCTTGCGTCGATGACGATCCGCCAGCTTACGTTCAGCGACTCGATTTCGATTTTCCAAATTTTGGTTTTCCAACTTCGCTCCCTTGGCTCGCCGCCAAATCCACACGACCGTAACCACCGCGACCCCGATCTGGCCCATAACCAAGATGGGACCGAGCAAAGGCTCGATGGCCACAACGGCTTTCTTGACGAGTTCAAGAATTGTGTTGGCGCTTAGGATCGCGAGCGCCTGATACTCGTGGGTGAGATTTTTCATAATCACCAGCCTTTAGCTGTCAGAAAAGTTTGAACGCGGGACGCCACTTTGGAATATCCCAAAGTGTTCAAGTGAAGTGAATCAAAACGCAATGACGTAGGAGTGACTCCATTCGCAACATCGGCGTTATCCGTTGCGCCTCCATCGCCTTGAGTCAGCAGATACGCGCGGATGTCGAGGGAGTTGTTCGGGTATGTCGAAGTGATCAGGGCATTAAGCGCCTGAATCTGATTGTATCCCGTGGTGTTGATCGGCTGAGTCACCGCGTCATTGAGCGCCGTCAAGATGACGAACTTGGAAGTCGTCAAATGCGCGACCATCGCCGCGATGTTCGACATACACAGCGTTGGATTGGTGTAGTCCGTTCCGTGTTGTCCCACCCAAATCGTCGTGACTTGATCCGCCCGGCGAGTGCTGGCCGTAAAACGCGCAAGCACTTGGCTGGAATCTTCTCCGCCAACGCCGCCATTATAGATCGCCCGGTTCGCCGCTCCCAAAGGAAACATCTGCAAAGGAAATGGAGAACCCCCAGTTCCGCTTGTCAATGAATCACCCCAGCACGACAGAAAAGAAACGAGTGCTTCCCGGCCTAACGAAACGTTGAGCGTATAGAAAGCATTGAAGAAATCCCACATCTGGTCATCAGTCAGGCCGAGTGCAATACTATATAAATGTCCATAGCAGGCCGTCCCGGTGTCGTAGGGGGCTCCGAAGTTGCGCGAGAAAACATAGAAGTCTCTGGCTGAGGACGTGGTTGGCGCGGTTCTATTTGTTCCGGCCACTTGATTGTTTTCGAGATTGCCCTGAAAATAAACCCGCATGGGGCCGAGGGACGTGCAACTACCAGAAATAAATCCCTGTGAATGGGTCGCCGCGAATCCTAGTTCCTTGTTAGCGCTTCCGAAACTGGCGGCGGCGAACGCGGGGGCATTTGGGTTCGTGGTCCGGCGAACATGCAAACTGATCTGCGGGCTAGTGCTACCCGTGAGCGCGCCAATGGCAGTGTTGGTAGTCGCGGTCTGCTCAAAAGATTTCCCGGCGAAAATCAACGAAAGATCGGCGACATTCACCGCCGAATCCATGATCCCGGTTCGCAACTGGGTCGTCGCGGCATCTCCCTTCAAGCCATCCACGGCAGTCCAGTTCCCGGAAACAAATCCGAACGAATGATCGGCGGCATTACCATATCGACGAATTAGCGGAACGAGAGCAGACGTAAAACTGTCGCCGCTAAAGGTGTTTAAACGCCAAATTTTGTCAACAATCCCCGCTCGCTCCAAGGCATAAACAAAGTCGTTATGATAACCGAGGATCGTGTCAGAGACAGTCCCGCCCACTTGGGTTACGCGCGCGAGCCAGTCCAGCACAACCGGATGATAATCTCTCCGCGTTGCGCGGGATCGCGTAGAACGGGCGCGCGTTGTGTGATATGCCCTCGTGGCACCAAACGTCCTGTTTCCAAGTAAGGCCATTAGATCACCACGGCGGTAAACCAGCAATCAGCCGATCCAACAGTCAATGACGCTGCGGTGCTGGAATTCGCCACAACGATGCCGGTGGAAAAATCCATCCCGGTCAATTGAGGAATCGGCAACAGAATAGTCGTTACGGTGGCGATGTTGATCGAGAGCACCGGGACCGCGCCATTCGATGGCAGAGCAGTTGCATTGTGTAATTGAATGAACTGCGAAGAACCTTTGTTGTTGTAAATCGTCAACATCAAAAGCTTTCCCGGAGTGGCCTTAATAACCAGACTCGCGGCAAGAGCCGTTGTCGCGACAGTAGTGCCGCCCGAATTGGGCCACACTGTAACTGCGTCCAATGTTCGGTCAAGATCGGCCTGCTGAACGAAAAGAATGCCTTTAAGAGAGGCGAGAAGGCGACGAATCGTGCCTGCGACTCCGTTTGCCGGGAGGGCGGCTGGGTCCGCGAGTTCCGCTGCGGCCACTACGGGGTTGCCACTCGGAGAGGCGTCCTGAGCCTGCGCGCCTTGAATAACGCTGCCGGAGCCTGAACTGCCACTGCCTTGCAGTTCCTGAAGAATTTTGCGAAGCAGGTTATTGTCCGTATCTCCCGGACGAAATTGTGTGTCATTTGCGGCCATAAAAATTTTTCTTTGAAGAATTTAGGCCGGTGGATTTTCACGTCCACCGGCCCTTGTCGGGTTCACCTACCCTATCGATGTTCCACTTTTAGTGGATCACCGGAGTTTCGTCGTCGTCGCAAACTCCAATGGTGGAGAAGGCGTCGCTGCCGGTATAGCTACTGGCGCTGGTGTCGGCGCAGTTCACCAAGCCGAGGTCGGCCTGACAACGCTTATACAGGATCGGGATGATGTGCTGCGGGCGCAGAGGACGGTAGGCGCGAGTAACCTGATACTTGTGCCAGCCGAAATCTCCCCACTGATTGCACTCATTGTCCATGATGTAGTGCCATTCGAGTTCTCCCATGTGGAGTTGCGGAGCAAACTTGAACGTGCTTTCGCCCACGTATTTCTCCGGGACGAGGCGCTCGAACGAGCCGTCAGCAATCAACACGCCAACTTCATAATCGGCGTTCAGCCAAGCCGGATTCGGCTTCGCAAATGCGGTGCCGCGAGCAGGATTGCTCACGATGGTAACGGGATCGACAAGCGCGAGCGTGCCGTCCGGGTTGAAGCCGGTAGCGCGCAGCGGGCGTTGATCGACACCAAACGCGATGCCCCGGTAAGCCGGAGACTGCTCGAACGAATACGCGGTCAGCGTGGTCTCGCCGAGTTTGTAGCCGCCCGTGGTAAGGGCAACCATCACGTTCTGGACGCCGATTTCAGAACGAAAATATTCGATCTGATCGGAGCCACCGATGAAGCGGAAATGAGGCATCCCGCCAGAGTTCTCATACCACTCGCCGAAGAGGACTTCGCGGAGGTAGCGAGCGATGTAGTGGAGCGCCTTGAAGGTCATAGGACCAGTAGGCAACAGCGGGGCGAACTGCACACCGAGGTCGGTTTCGAGACCGCCAGTGAACAACGAGTTGAAGTCGTAGTTCGCATTCGCGGTGAACTTCGAGGCCGAGCGCAGGTAGAGTTGAGCGCGCACGTCAGCGTTGATGTATTGAGTGACGAGTTTCTTCAAACTGTCCTCAGCCATCGTGTAGCTGCCTTTGAACGCCGCGTAACCTTTCTTGACGCAGATGTTCGGACCACGGCCACGGAATGACTCAAGCCGGAGCGTGAATTCAACCGTGTCGGTAAGGTCTTGATGCCCCGTCTGACCGCAGATTTCCGTATCGCATACGAAAGTGGGGATGGCGAACGAATCGCCGGGGGCTGCTTGCATCTGGACCACCGAACGAACGGTGTCAGACACGCCGGACGGGAAAACCCCGCCTCCGATGACATTCATGTAAACCGAATTCGCGGCCAACGCTTTCGCAATTGTGCCGATGATACGGTTTGTATCCTTCGATGCAATATCGGAAATTGCACTGGGATCATCGCAGAAAAAAGCCATAAAAAGATTTTTCTAACCAGAGACTTACGCACGGCGTCTCTTTGTTTGCCGTTGTCAAGAATCGTCTTGACCGCGTTTGTCGCTGTGGCCATCAGCGGGTAGGCCGTCTCGGATTGAGCAGTTCCGAGTGGTTTAAGCTCAGCAATCAGTGTAAACCGGGATCGGCTGTGTCAACGTCACTCCAAGGTTTTTCCACGTTGGCGCGATTTCTTTCGACAAGCTGTTCAATGTATCGAGCAATGTCAGTCGCCAGAATTTCAACCTTCGCGTCGAGAAACTCCGGCGCGTGCCGCCACAAGATTTCCCGAATCGGTCTTGCAATCTCGCCAGTTGTCATATTGGTCGAATGCGGTCGATCCATTCATGCTTGGGCCAGTATCCCGCCGCGTGCATCGCGTAACAGTAGTGCGTCATGGGGGAAGAATCCCAGCCGGGGTTTGGAAAAGTTGCTGAGCCCGGTTCTTGAACCAGCCAGTCAGGCTTCGGGAGAGTCTTGTCATCAAACATGCGGATAAGATACCGCATATCTGAACAGTGGTGTCCATTATACGTTTTTGATCCTCGGTTTATATCGTGGTCGTCGGGCTTCCACGCCGCCATGAGTTCGCACATATCCAGATAGTGCTGCTTGCAACCCAGAACAGCCCCCATTGAAACCGGAGGTCCGTCTGTGAAAAGAACCATCTGAGACCGAGAAGGAGAACGCGGCTTGAACCCGTAGTTGATAACGTCATAGTCAACCAGCATGCCGCCGCCCACATGCTCCACGGCCAGCCAGCGCAGGAAACAAGACCCTTCGTAATCGTGGCCATATTCTGTTGGCAGCGACCAAAACATCTCCTTGAAAAACTTATACCGGGGATGACGCCGTGCGTGGCTCTCGTTCAGAACAACAGGATTCCATCCGTGCTTTCTCCACGAGCGCGCCCAAACTTTGATTAGCGCCCGTTGTGATTCTTCCGACCAAAGGCCGGGGACGACTTCATAATATGTGTAAACATTCATTTCAAACTCCGATCCCAAAAGTCATTGTATGTAGCCTCAAGACCCACCCGCAAAAGAGTCGATGGTTCCCAATGTAGTAGCTGACGAAGCTGGGCATTAGAACTGACTTTATGCTTGCACCCAATCGGCGCGTTGGTGGAATAGAACCGTTGCAGCCTCACACCAGAGATTTCTTCGATCAATGTAACGAGGTCATTGACCGAAACCTGTTGACTGTTCGCGAGGTTGACCGGCCCGGAAATTCCTTGTGACGCGAGCCGCCAGATGCCCTCAACACAATCGTCGATGAAAAGAAAACTCCGCGTCTGCTCGCCGTCTCCCCAGATGGAAATCTCGTGGACGCCGGAAAGCTTCGCACTGATAACTTTCTTACAAAGCGCGGCAATGACGTGATCCCGTCCGGGTTGTCTCACGTCTCCCGGCCCATAGACTCCGTGCAATCGCGCCACAGTTGTTGGCAGGTTGTAGTCCGACGAAAAAGCTTGGCACAAGCGTTCGCTGAAAAGTTTTTCCCAGCCATACTCAGTAGAAGGATCGGCGGGATACGCGGCCTCTTCTGGCGTTTCAGTCAGGTTGGACGGATACACACAAGACGACGACGCGAAGAAATATCGAGCGACTTTGTGCTTTACACAAGCTTGCAGCAAGTTGGAATTGATCACCGAGGAAAGCAAACACGAGGCTTTCTCTTTTGACACAAAACCGATCCCGCCCACGTTGGCCGCGAGATTGAAAACCATTTCCGCACCTTCACACGCCGCCGATGCGCATTCGGGCAACATCAAGTCCCCCTGTTCGCGGACCCATCGAGTTACTTCGTGGCCTTTGTTTTCCAGATAGTCCGAAAGCCTGCGGCCCACATAGCCCCCGGCCCCGCATACCGTAATTTTCATAATAGATGCTTTCTGCTTAAATCAAGCAAGGAATTGTCTTTGCAACCGTGATGCAAAATTGTATTAGCGGCCAGCAACTCGTTGAACTTTTCAACGGTGTATTTTCCTGTTCGCCATTCACACATCTGTCCGGGCATTTTTGCCCAACCAAGACGTTGAAACTCCGCTCCGGCGAAAAAGTCCCATCCGATAGCTGACGGACATCGGTTGACGGTTTTCAAAATGTCTTTCCCCATCTTGTCGTCAAGCGAACACATACAGTTTCCGTTTATGTGGCCCACTGGATTGTTATTGAAACCATTCGGGAGCCACGCGCCCATAACAGCGAGTTGGCCGTTCCGGCGCTTATATTCCAAGTCCCAATGATGAGTAAGATGTCCGATCCATCCGCGAGCCAAAGGAACAACATCCGCTTCAAAAGTAAAGATAGCTTTGTATCGTGGAATTTTCTTAGCCGCGCGCATGTGGACGGCCCACTCCATTGTGCCGAGCCAAAGTTCGTTGCATCCTACTGGCCAGCCGGTGCCGCGCCTGCGACTGACTGTGTGAAATGTATTAAATTTTCGGGATACCCGACTCACTGTGCCGATGTCCTGTGGGCAATCAAACCGGGAGACGAAAAGAAAATCCGCCTGCTCACTCCGGCCCGGCTCAAGGTCCGCAAGAAAATCGGCAAGCCGCATGGCCTGAAGTTTATCGCCTTTCCAGAACTGAAGCGCGATGAGTATTTTATTTTCCGAGTCCATAACAGTGTTGTCCAATGTGGCCCACAATGCACCCAAGATCGACGTAGCACTTATGCCCGGCCTGACGCGCACGACGACAAAAAATCACGTCCTCGCCGACACCGAGCCCGGAGATAGATCGGGCCTCCGTCAGCGCGGCCTCTAAACCCTCATACGCTTTGAAACACTTTTCTCCCGTCATTGGGCCGGTTGCGAGCATGTCCCGGACACGCTGCACCGAATCCAACAACGTGTGTTCAGATGAAGAAAACCAATTTCCCCCGGACTTACCTTCAGGCGCGGGCTTGCGCGCGAGGTTGGGAAAGCGGGCTTCGATGTCCTCGAAAACTTTCCGATGGATCAACATGCACCCGGTCCCGACCCATCCGGTTTCGAGAATCTCGTCTCGCGGGCAGGTCTTTCTCAAGTCCTCCGCCAAAACGTCACTCGTCATGCCCTCGCAAAAGATCGGTTTGCCGCCCTTCCAGCGGCCCCAGTAGAGCGCGCCGATTAAGGATTTCCTGTGCGACATCAGCCGGTCGAGCGTGTTCATGCTGGCGAACGGCTCCGGGAGATTGAATCCGGTGTTCGCGGCAAACCATTTTGCGTTGCCAAACTGGACAATCGTATCGTCGTCGATGGTAAGCATGTATTCGCAGTCCGTGCGAAGAAAAGCGTCGGCCATCTTGTTTCGCTCGTGGGCGATGAAGGCGTCACCATAGTCCACGATTGAAGACGTTCGACGACGGTCCTTCAACTGAGCCACGGAAAACGCCGTCGCAGGAGTCACCGCCTTATACCACGGGAGACAAAGAAGAATCTTCTTCCCATAGAATGTGACGGTCTCCGGCGCGCCGACTGGGACTAATGCGCGCGGATCACTCATTGACCGGCAGCTTTAGTATGCGCTTCCACCACCTGATCGCGAATGCGGTCGAGGGCATCCACGGCGCGCGTGTTGAACGGATCGATTGGCTTGACTCCGGGAACAGACGAAGGAGTAGGCGGCGCTCCGCTCTCGCGAAGACGGCTCGTGCTGGCCTTCTTGTAACCGTCGATCTGTTTGGTCAATTCGCCAACCTGTTTTTCGAGAGCCGCGCTCTTGGCGAGAGCCGCTTCGTGGACCCGCTGCAAATAAAGAAGCTGGGCCATGCCGGTCAGCATGATGGCGCGCATCTCAGGAGAATCGTCGTGAAGCGCCGACTCCAAAGATTTGTTCGTTTCCGAAACGAAACTGTTGTGGGCCTCCAACGATTTCTTAGTTTCAGCGTCGGCTTTCTCGTCGATGGCCTTCGGCTGTAGCCATTCCAGTTTGGGAATGATTTTGTTGAGTTCCTGCTTGGTAGCCTCCGTGTGCATCGTGGCCGATTTCTCGTTGGCCTTCTGACGCTCTTGGATGTATTGATCGATGTTCGCTTTGACGGACTTGATCGCTTCGGCCTTGTTGAACTTCGCCTTTTCGATGTCCGTGATCGCAGAATCGACGATACGCTTTAGCGCCGGGTCTTTCGCGGCCTCGAAAACTTTGTCAAGGTTCACGTTCTCCGGCCCGCCGTATTTCTTGATCGCGGCGATTGTGTCCTCGGTGATCGCGGGGTTCTTGCGAAGCTGGTCGTAAATAAACTCCTGCGTCTGCGCGATGGACTTGTCAAATTCCTTGAACTTGGGATCGGCCTCCACGTCGAGCCGGGCGCGGAACTGCCGGAGGTCTTCGACTTCCTTGGCCAACTCCGGGGGAACGGGGTCTTTGAGTTTGGCTTCCATTTCAGCCAGCTTTTTGTCTCTCTCCGCGAGCGCGGATTCAAGCTTGCTGACTTCTTGTGCAGCTTTGATCTTGACCGCCGAAAACGCTTCGGACGACCGAGGGCTCGCATTCGTCGGAAGGCTGGGCGAGTCCTTGAAAAGTTCCTCCGCGCGCTTCTTGGCCGGGTCTTCGACTGGGGCGACGGGAGTAACAGGCGCGTCTGGCTTGGCTGGGTCAGGCGTTACAGGTGGCGCATCGGCCTTCGGCTCCGGCGCGGCAGCGGCTTCCTTTGCTTTCGCTTCGGCCTCCTTCGCGAGCGCATCGAGCGCGGCGTCGGTAGCCTGCAACTCCGCTGGCGGAGACGGCTTTAGAGATTGGTCTTGGTCGGCCAGTTTTTTCGCAACGTCCGCGTTGTTCTGTGCCGGGTCGGTAGGTGTATTTGGAGTGGGCATAGGTTAAGGATTCTGTTCAGGTTGAGTATCAATCTTTTGCTTGTCGTTCCAAGCTGAATCGTCGTCGAGCGCCGGATACGCGGTGACTTCTTTTTCGGGCGCGGGCTCCTCTTGCGTCAATGCAAGCATTGTTCGGATCGCCTCCTGAACGCCTCGAAGTTCCCCGGAACGAATCAAGATGGCGTTGGTATCGCCATGCGGGAGCAGCGCGGGCGCGGCTTCGGCAACTTTGGGAAGCAATCGAGAACCAGTTCGGGTCTGAAGAAACTGACGCCATATGGCGATGTCCTCAGAGGTCCATTCAAGAGAGTCGGCGGTAATCATCGGTGTTCATCGTTAGGGATTAGGTGACTGTGACATTTCGGGGGCTTCGGCATCGTGGGCCTGCGACTGCTGCGCAAGCGCCGCCGCCTGTTGATCAAGCTGCTTCAACTTCGCGAGCGCCGGGCCTGCATTCTTGACGACCTGTGCAACCTCCGCGAGTTTTTCCTTCGGGACGCCGTGCTGTAAAGCTTGGTTATAGTGCTCAGTTAGATGAGCGAGGATCGCCTCAAAAGCGTTCGTGTCCGTCTTGCCGTCCATCAAATGCTGCGCCATCTGTTCGGCGGCGGGCAACACGACACTCAAATGAATTTCGTGATTGTCGCGCGGCGAAACCGGCACCGGCTGGCCGAGCGAGAGCAAAGCCATCTCTATCTGTTGCTGTCTTTGCTGTTCAGCTTGTTCGGTCGGATCGTTATCCGCAATCAAAACTTTGTTTGCAAAGTCCATTCCGATGCGCGCCGTAAGGTCTTCGACTTCGAGAGCGCGCTGATTGTAAAGCGGGTTCCCCTTCTTCTCGTTAGCGACGGAAACAATCAACTGTCGCTGTTGCGGGGTCAAATCGCGAACGGTGCTCGCCACTGGTTGTTTGGCCAGTTCATCGAGTTCCTCGCGAGTCATAAAGTTTAGCAATTCCTTTTGCGCCGCTTTAGCATCGTCGTCCGAAGTATTGGGATCGCAAATCCGCCGTTGCATCGTCGCTGCCATGTCCGTGAACTGCTCAAGAAAACGGGTGATACGAACATCGCGGGCTTCCTCTTCGCGAGATGCGAAAAGATCGATCAGTGCCGGAGACTTCCGTTCGCCTTGGAGCAACTGCGCCGGGGGCGAGGTCGAGCCGATAAGTTGATCAACGAGCATCGAAAAATAGGCGTCCAGTTTCAGGAACGGCTCGATATTGCCATCGATCTTCTGTTCCAAAATCTCCCAGCCGTTCGGGAAGATCACCGTCGAGCCGATGATGGACATCTTGAACGTGTGTAGCCGCTTAATGTCGCCCTGCACCACAGTTTTGCCGGAGAGAATCGAGCGGTCAACAATTTCATTGCGTGTCCGGTCGAGCATCCCGGCCAGTTCGTAGATGTCGCGGCCCACGCCCTTGCTTCCGTGCATCGTGCTGTTTCCTTTTTGAAAGGCGAAGAAGGACATGCACGACTCCATGCTTTCAAAGCGGTCGTCCCTTGAAAAAATTTCTGCGTTCTCGGTCCCCGCGAGCCGGTAGTGCGAGACCTTGCCGGTGACTTCGCGCGCGAGCAGGTTGTAAACCACTATAACGCTCGCCCCGGCCATGTAGGACACGCCGAGGACCAACTCGCGATAGGCGTTCTGATACCATGTTTCGAGAGTGCCGCCGACGTTAAGCCGGTCACGAAGCTGCGCAGGAGAAGCCTTATTGATCTGCTCGATCACGGCGGGGATATTCCATCCGGCCAGTTTCGCCGCCTCGCGGTCCTTGATCATGTCGAAAAGTTCGTGGGGAAGAAAAATCTCTTTTAGCACCGCGACCTGACAATACGAAACCGTCTGCTTCACTCCGTCCGGCAGAAAGTTTGCATCCATCTGGAAGTGCGAGGGGAACCACGTAAATTCATCGAGCCACGCGACGACTGTATGCCCGAACAGCGCATTGTCAAACGCGATGTCTTCGATCAACGTGCGCCAGCCCTTGCGGCCCCGGATCGTGTCGGTGATTATCTTGCGAAATTTTTCGGTCTTGCCGGTGGCGTTCTGCCACTTGTCCGAGAGCGTCGCGTTCGTCAAATACTTCAAACCTTGCACCGCTTCGACAAATCGGGGAGCGACTTTCTCGATCATCAACGGAAGAGGCTTCGTCGTGAAATTCTGCCGCCAGCCGAGACCCTCTTGTTCAAGTTTCCCGGCGTCATAGGGACGCTCTGCATTATACTTCGCCAGAATGCGAGCATTGACGATGTTGCGGTTCTTATTTGCCTGCACGACCAGCTTGACAATTTCTTGGGCCATCGTGACATCGCGGATCGATTTCTGAGTCGGCGTGCCTTGGTCATTGACCATCGGTGACTGAATGATACCGCCTGTGGCGTTCCATTTATTGCTCACCGAAGAGGGAGTAGTAGCGTAGCTGATGTCCGGCATCGGTAAACAGTGTTAGACCGGGCGCTTAATGTAAAGGCGACCCCATCGATTCTTGGGACACTTCTCGTGATTCAGCCGGGCTTTCGCGCCGATAAAACACGAGCAAACTTTGCACTGCCCGAAAATCTCGTCATAGAACGGACACGAAAGACACTTGAACGTCCGGTCAGTGAAATTTTCTTCCGTGGCCAGCACTTCATACCCGCGCAGCTTCCACCATACCATGATCAGCATGGACACCGCGAATCGAAAAGGATTGGGAATTTTCATATAAGTTCTGGAAGCGGGACGGTTTGTCCTTTAAACGGGTGCGTGCAATCGTCCTCAAAATGAATCATTCCTTCCTTTATATTTACATGGCAAACGTAGTCTCTGCCGCCATGAGTTTCGTGCCATCCTGTAACTCTTATTGACGGTTTAACTGTGGGCTTGTCCGGCGAGCCTTCCACCGTCCACGAGTCGTTGAACACATGAGCGTTGCCACAAGCCGGGCAATTAAATCGATAGGTAACGGATTTCTTAATTTTCATGCGCCACCTCTTTTCTTCCAGCAATGCTGCGGAAGTTCCGGGTTTTCCACACGCTGCTCGTTCAGATGAACCGCCACAGCATTATCTTGGCCGAGAGCCAAGCATCCGTTGAGCGTTTCATAAATCGGCCTCTGGCCAAGAAGTCCCCGGCGCATTTCGCGCACTGCGGCCTTGCATGCTGAGCAGCCTTCCGCCAGCGGTTGATTGTTGGGGCAAGTCGCACAGACGTTTCGACGTTCTGCCGCTTCGGACTCACGGACGAATTGAAGCGGCTCCTTCGCCTTCTCGCGTGCGATAGCAGAAAGCCACGACAAAACCTTTCCCTTCAATGAAGCCAGCTTGAGTTTGTAGTCGCGTTCGGGATTCGGTTGACAACAAAGAGCCGGGTTACGCGCGCACGCCTGCGCCATCACTTCGGATTCGGGATCGCCCGGAGCCATGCCGCTACGCGAACGATAATTCGTGAGTCTTGAAATTACCCCCTTCCAGCTACTCGCGCGGTGAATCACGCCGTCTGCGTCCTTGAAAAAAAATCCCTCCTTGGGATAAAGATTGACGTTGATCTTCATGTCGATAAAAAGTGATCCTCAGAGGCACTCTCGTCAAGAACGTCGGCCCGGTTGGTCGGATCGATGATGACGCCGCCCGGATACCGGGAAGTCCACCAATCATCGTCGAGCCCGCCGTCGTTGTCCGGCCCGCGCACCGACTCGCCCGTCATACTTGGAGTGATGCCGGAGCCTTTGCGCGCCGCGTAGATCATGAGCGTGAGCGAATCTGCTTCATTCGGTGATTTGTAACCGCGCGACATATAATCTCGCTTGGCTTCCACCTTCTTCGTTTTTCCTGCGGCCCGGTATCGGCGCTGCGTCACCTGCTGCGACAACTCCGCGATGTCCACCGATGGCGCGATGAGCAGATAGCCAAACTCCGCATATGCGCGTGTCATAAACCACAATTCCGAGCAAATTCGATCATACTCTTGATCGCACGTCATGGAGTCCTCGGTCATTATTTTGTCCGTGCTTGGGGCTTGAGAATAGTTAATGTCGTGGATCGCACGAGACCATTCGTCCTTGATCAAATCCGCCACACCCGCGCCGACGCCCGTTCGGTCGATTGCAAAATATTCCGGCTTCACCCCGGCGCGCTTCGTGACATTAAGCACACCGTTTTTCATGTGAGGCGTGTCCCCCTTCTCCAACGAAAATTGTTGATCAAGCTGCACGCCCCAGCGCGGCACCACGCGGCCCTTCGGGGACTTGAACATCACCGTCCGGCCATTCGGAAAATCAATCGACGGCGGCAGCTTCATTCCGGTTGCCCAACCACACCGGCCCAACGAATAGCTGGCCGCGTCTCCGCCTTCAAGCGCCACGTCGCACCCGGACGTTGGCTGCGGCGCTTCATACCAGATAAACTCTCCGCGCATTTTGTAGAACATGGCCGGAGGAATGACGGTCAGTTCGATGCCCTGCGGAGGATACGCGCCGCGACCCATCGAAAAATATCCCGGCGAGTTTCTCCCGCCCGCGTTGCGCGCAATCTGTTCGAGGCCCGCGCGCGTTTGCAATCCCGGAAATATAACTTTACCCTGAACGACGTTTTCCGATTTCTCCCCGTCGAGCCGGAGAACTTCCCATCCACGCTTCGACTTCCATCGAAAGTGTTTGTCGGGATCGAAGTTTTCCCAACCAAAAAGCGGCTCCGCGCGCTTGCCCACTTCGTCGCTCATGTTGGTGGGGTTGTATGCGCCGAAAATCTTTAGGCCGTGAACGTCATCGCCAATGTTCGAGAACACGTTGTCGATGTCGGACCATAGCCCGCCCGGCACGTTTTCAATTTCATCGATGAACACGAACATGCGCGAGAGCGGGCCGAAGATCGGATGCGGTTTGATGCGCGGCTTCCGTTTCGCGCCCTGCAACCGTCCGGCCTTTTTGACTTTCCCCACGGGGATGATGACACCCTTGATAGACGACACCATGTCTCGCCGGTCGAGGCCGATGAAAAGTTCTCCGACTTCGCCGGGCATGGGGAGCGTGGCGCTGTTGTGAAGACTGACCAAGTGCGAAAATAAATTCTGCTCAAGATGCTCTTCACTTGGGCCGATCACCTTGATGGTTGTGTATTCAGGATCGCGAATCCATTCGAGAAACAGCCGGACGCCGATGCCATAGGATTTCGAGCACGATGCTGCACCCATGATCAACCCCGCGTTGGTCTCATCAAACAGCTTCCAGAGGTCTTTAGTATATTGGGGCTCCGAGGTAAATTGCGTGGGCGTCCACAGCATCGCGGCGGCTTCTTCCATGCCGTTCTCATTAAGCATGTAGTGGAGGAAGGTCTGGATCACCGGCATGTGTTTGTCGGGCCTGTCAAAGTCGCCCTTCACGCCGAGGCCGAGGCAGCGGTTAATTGTTTCGGCGGCTCCGGCCCGGTCGCCCAGATGGATCAGCCGGGAGGACTCAATCGCGAGGTCTTTGTATCCGCCCGTCAGCATAAGGAAATTCGCCGCCCGCAGTCGAGGATTTGTTGCAACGTGAAGTCCGAATCGAAATGCACCAGCTTCGAGGTCTCCCAGCCCGGCTCTCGGTGATGTGTGCAAATGCCGGGCCATGTTTGGACAGACGACGGCCCGCGATTCACCACCCGGTCGATGTCTCCACGCGGAATCCACGCAAGGCCGATGAATTCTCCGGCGCTGAAAAATCGAGCATCCCGCTTCGGCGCTCGTAGAAACGCCTCTTTGCCGGGAAAAGAAAAATTGATGATGTTGGGCGAACAAAAGAACCCGCCGCCGTGGTATTCGAGCGCCGCAATCCAATCGCAGGACAGCTTGGCGCATACGCTGCCAAGACGGGACGCTCTTGCGTGCCGGACGGTTAAAAGCCGGGGAGTCCAGCCTTGCGCTTCCCAACTATGCGCCCAAACGCGGATCAGTTCGGCCTGATTCGGGGGCGCGGTCGGTGTCGAGTCGTAGTAGGTGAATACTTTCACTACCAAGTAGTGCAGCCCCCGATGCTCTAAAAGACATAAAAAAATCACCCCATCGACAGGATGGGGTGACAGTAACAATTAAGATTTTTGATCAACAATGGTCAGAGGTTTAATTACACATATCGTTCTCCTTTCGGCTCCGTGTTGAACGGTATTGCTGTTCAATCTGCATTCGAGTAAACAGTGCCACACTTTTGTAGCGACTGCAACTTTATTTTCGACCTTTTTCTGCATCCTTGGGATGGCCGTTCTGGTAATCCGGGTGCGTGCCGTTCTGGATTCGCGCGAGGCGAAGCTGACAATCCTCTTTATGTTTCCGGCAGGCGTCCTCCACGGCGTTCATAGTGGGCGGCGTGCCTTTTTGTTTGAGATAACAGGTGTAGGCTAAGTTCATTGGTTTGTTGGTTTGTGATTTTTGATGACGTAGAGAACCGAAAATTCAGTCCACTGTTTGCCGCGCCGGGTCTTCCAGCCGTCTTCGTTCAAGAGCCGCGCGATTTCTTTGATGCGTAACGCGGTGCGCTCGCCCGGACGATAAAGATTGTGAATGAGATTTATGACTTCTTGCCCGCCTGCGCATTCGTTGAGCGGACGATAGCCTTCGCACCGGCCAGTCTTTTCCTTCTTGCGTTTGCGGGCAGCATAAAGTTTCTTGACGAGGTTTGACTTCTCCCACTGCGCGAGCGCACCCATGATCTGCCGGATGAGCACGCGCGTAGGATCGCCGCCGTCGCTGGCCATGTTGGTGCAGTCGCCCTGATCGCTGGAAAAAACTTCGATACCGCGCTGGCGACACTCTCGCAAAAGCATTTCCGAAACCATGAGGTCGCGCGCGAGGCGGTCCATGCGTTCGACAACTAAAACCTTTGGACAGGTGTCATCCACTCGTCCGAGGCCATCGAGCACTGGCGCATCAAAACTCTCCAACATGGCAGAGAATTTAGGTCGCTCCATCGCATCGCTTGTGCCGGTGATCTGCTCGAAAAAAAATTCGTCTATCGAGAGCCCTTGGGCTTGACAGAATTTTTCAATCGCCTGTTTTTGGCGCTCCGGGCCGTCGCCTTCGGTCTGACCTCGCCCGCTGACTCGAATGTATCCGTAAACTTTCATGGCTACACATTCGCATACCAGCCGCCGCGTGTCAAATCTGAAATCTGCTGAAAGACGGCATCGTATTTCTTCGCTAGTTTATGCATGTCAAATTTTTCCGCGTGCATCCGAATTTTCTTTGAGAAAATAGGTGAGTGATCTGACAAGATTCTCAGGCCGTCTAACCAGTCCTTGAGCGTGCGGCACCGGCGACAATATGCCGAGGGCAATGTTTCCTCGAACGCGCCGAACACGGACGCGAGCACTGGACGCCCGCACAGCATGGCCTCCACCGCGACGCCACCGAAGGGTTCGACGTAGCGTGAGGGGCAAAGCACCACTATTGCGTCACCGAGTAGATCGCTCCGGGCCGCGCCATGCACGGGCGGGCGAACTTCCATGTTCGGAGTTAAAAACGGAGTCGCGTCTCCTTGCCCGCACACAACGAACTTCAGATCGGGCCTACGAAGCGCAATCTCCTTGACGATGGACATTCCTTTGTGTTCGCCAATGCGTCCGTAATAGAGGACGTATTTACCGGGATTGATGTTCAACTTCCACTCGGAAAGATCGAAATAATTTGGTATCACCCAATTATAATCGCTCCCCCGGTTGTCGTCTAAAATTTGTTTCTTTTTCCCGTAGTGGTAGTGCATCCACGCGGACGACTCGAACACCCGAAAAGAAGTGAAGGTTTCTTCATATCCGATGCCGGTCTCTACCCAATAAGCTTTCCCCGCCTGACGGCTCTCTCCAAGGGCTCTCCAGTGCGCAGTTCCAAACGGAAAACAAAGGATGTCATTGGGCTGCACATTCGAGTCAAGTTCTTTGGCCAGCCGCCGATTGAAGTCGCAGTATAAAACGCTGTTGACATCTGCAAGACTGCCGATCAATTTCGGGCTGGCCGGATCATACGGACCTGTATATTTTTCCAGTTGTTCGGAAGAGAAAATCTGGACGTTGGCGAACGTTCCCCCGGACGTGCCGTGCAGCCCTGTGCTGATGTCCGTGTTCCCATAGTGGACGACACGGTATCCGGCGCGCGTCATCATCGGGACAAATCGATTCACCTTCGTCGTGAAGGCACAGTGAGAATACCTCTCGGAAAACGAAAGTGTGTGCGGAATGCCGAGCAGATGCAATGTTGGTTTCATCGGCTATCAGTATAGCACAGAATCACCAACACACAATACAAATATAGCCATCTCCACCACGCCCTCCTGCCCCGCCCGTAGCGCCTCCACCGCCGCCACCGCCGCCACAACCCAGTGCGCCCGCGCCACCAGCGCCGCCAACTGTAGAGGTAGCGCCATTGGTTCCGCCGCCTGAACCGCCAAGAGCAATAAAGGGCTGTGCAAGAAACCAACCCGGCAAGCCAATGCCGCCGCCCGCCGCGCCACCGGAAACCGTGGGACATATCCCGGCCACGCCGGTTTGATCCCCGCCCGCAAAATTCGTATTGTTCGTTCCCACCGTGCCGCCTCCGGCACCGCCGCTCAGAATTTTAGAGATTGCTTGATTCACGCCAGCCGTGCCATTAGCTCCGCTGATCGCCCCGCTCGCTGTTCCCGCCAATCCGGCTAACGCAGTGAAAACTCCCAATGACGCGAACATGCCATTCGAGATTGCAAACGCTGCTCCCCCGTTTCCTCCTGAATTACTTCCCGCAGACGTTCCCGCGTTTCCTCCGGCAGTCGTTGCCGAACCTGAAGACAAAACGATAGACGTTACAGCAGAAGAACTGGGAATCACACAAATGAAAGACCTAGCCCCGGTGCTGCCGCCTCCATTCGCATTCCCTCCGATACCGCCCAGTCCCACTTGAACAAACAGTTTATCGGGCAACAAAAACGCGGGGACAATCAATGTCGAAATAGCAGAACTTCCGCCGCCTCCGCCGCCGCCACGAGACGTTCCCGCTGCGCCGGTCAGCCCGCCGCCGCCACCGCCGCCGCCACCAATGCAGAACATAAATACGGTGCTAATCCCGGTCGGTTTTGTCCATGCGTGCCAAGCATTCGCCTGACCCGCACTAAAATATTCTGACCGGAATCCGTGAAAATCAACTGGCCAATTATACAGCATATCAATAATCCATTGCAAACACAACCGCTGTCCAGTTGGTGCTTCCGTTGTTCACTACATGCGTCGAGACAAGGATCGTCCAGTTTGCCGGGAGTTTGAAATTGAGCGGAATGTCGAAAAAGAAAGTCCCGTTCGTAGAATGATCGGCGGTCTGCGCGGCTGCTCCGATTTCCTGAATCAAAAAAGTGTCAGTGTTCGCGGTGTTGCCAGTCGTCTTGCTACTGACGTAAATCCGATGGACCGTCGCTGCGGTTGCCGTCGCTGCCGCTGTGGCTACGGGAGAAATTCGGATTCGTTCAACGAAGCTACCAGCGGCTCCCGCAGTGAAGGCTTTGAAAATGTCGGTGCCGATGCCCGTCACGGCGGAGCCATCCGATTTGGTCAACGCCGTTGCGCCGAACTGGACGGCGCTGATATTAGGTGTGAGTGGAAAAATTGGGGTTGTGTTCGCTGCCATAAATTCTATGCGTTAAAAAGACCGTATCGTTGTGTCGCTGTGATCCACGCCCAACTGCCGAGGCCGGTAGGACCTGTCGCTCCTGTTACTCCTGTTGGTCCCGTTGGACCAGTTGCGCCGGTAACTCCTGTCGGACCTGTGGCTCCTGTCAAACCAGTCGGGCCAGTCGGGCCAGTAGCTCCGGTCAATCCTGTTGGTCCCGTAACTCCGGTCAAACCTGTTGGTCCCGTTGGACCCGTAGCACCAGTTACGCCAGTTGGGCCAGTGGCTCCGGTCAAACCTGTTGGACCTGTCGGGCCAGTAGGACCAACTGGGAGTCCAACTTTTAGCACGCGACGAAAACGAAAAACGCCGGGCGAGACTTCGACGAAGGCCAACACCGCGTCGTTTGTGGCGAGCGGCGTTGACGATGTGGGCATGTCGAGACTAATCATGCGCAGGGAGCCCAATTCGCAACAAAGAGCCTTCTAAGGTTAATCGCGGCATAAATCGAAAAAAGATAATCTCCGGCACCTAGCCCATCGATAACCACTTTCCAGTCAATTGTGGTGTTGGGTGCCGCTGAAATCAAAAGAACTTGTGACACCAAAGATTCACCGGGAGCGCCTCCGACTGTGGGCAACGAAGAGTCTGCAATAACTCTATATCCGGGAGTCCAGTTGCCGTCCGGGTCAGTCCACGAAGCATACATTCGATACTCTGGGATGGTTGAGGTATTTGAGTTCCAAAGAGAAACCGTTACTTCATACACCGCATTTTGTCCGTCGTTCGGAGTCATATATAAAGTGTGTGGTCCTAAAATTTGTTCTACTGAATCACCACCACCTTGACAGTATTTATCATACCCGTAAGCGTCATTCGTTGGACCTGTTGGTCCCGTAGCCCCGGTTGGACCAGTCGGTCCCGTTGGTCCTGTTGCACCCGTTATGCCCGTAGGACCAGTTGCCCCCGTTATGCCCGTAGGACCAGTTGCACCCGTTATGCCCGTAAGACCAGTCGCTCCTGTTACACCTGTCGGACCTGTGGCTCCCGTGTCGCCCGTAATCGCAAAAAATACACGAACAAAATCATTGTTGAAAAAGGTTCCGGTGCTTGAGATGAACTGAACGCTCATGTCATCCCACGTCCCGTGATCCGTTACCGTTCCAGTTACCCAAAACGCCATATAAGCGGCTGGGTTGGCTTCTCTAATCATCCAAACCAGCGTTTTATGAACAGCGGCTGAATCATCCCATGTAGCTATTAACCCACCAATGTCAGATTCATCAGCAGTGTTTTCGCTTATAGCGCAAACGTCTATTCCGCTGAACACAGTGTTGTCAAACGCAATATACCCGGCACCGGGATCGGTGTCACTTGTGTCTGTGGAATATTGATACCTAAAACCAGCAGCGGCTCCGGTTGGCCCTGTTGCGCCAATCGCACCTGTTACGCCGGTCGGACCAGTTGCACCTGCTGGCCCTGTGGCTCCTGTTACGCCTGTCGGACCTGTGGCTCCTGTCGGACCTGTCGCACCTACTGGACCTGTTGCTCCTGCCGGACCTGTTGGACCCGTTGCTCCTGTCGGACCTGTTGGCCCCGTGGCACCTGCTCCCGGACCTGTTGGACCCGTTGCTCCTGTCGGCCCCGTTGCGCCGGTCGCGCCATCCGGGCCGGTCAAACCGATTGGACCTGTCGGACCTGTCGCTCCTACCGGACCTGTTGGCCCCGTTGCGCCGCCACCTTTGCCGACGATGAATCCACCCGGCGTTACGCCGTCGTGGACACGGATTTCATTAGTCTCCTGATCGTGGGCAAGCTCGCTGACGCGGCCTGTGAAAAGTTCGTTCTGATGAGTCGTCCCGCGCCGAAGTTGCTTCGGCAATGCGGTCTTGGCGATTAGCGCAATCTCCGACTCGTTAGACGTGGGCATTATGACACCGTTCCGACGCGGCAAACCCGGACATCGGCGCGGCCTTCAAAAACAAAATCGCCTTCACCGAGAGACGCCACGTCAATCCCGAATTGAATGGATCGGCCATTCTGCACTGGAATTAAAATAGTTCCACTGGCAAGAGATGCTGAGCCGTCAGATGCGTCCAGCGCAACGACAACCTCTTTGTATGGCCGGTCGCCATCACCAGAGCTATTGAGCCAATTCCCTACTTCTGGAGCCGGAAGATACCGAACCCAAAGCGTCGCGGCGGGATTGCCACCGGACGGCGCGAATCGAAGGGACGCCGTTATCTCATAGAGAGACGGCGAAGTAGGCGTAGCCAAATCATATGGCCCGGCGCTATCGCCGAGGAAACTCGCGCCTTCGTTGAAAAGTCTGACCGTGGCAACCACGCCGGACCCGTGTTGGATACTGAAAGTTTTCGTCATAAATAAATGGGTGCAGGAGAGGGATTTGAACCCCCGGCCTTCTGGTTATGAGCCAGACGAGCTACCGAACTGCTCCATCCTGCAAAACTTGGTCGCCATTGCCAGACTTCTTCCTGACTTCTTCCCCACCAAAGGGGGTGTCCTAGATTTTGGACGAGTTGGCGTTTCAAAAATTAAGCGTGATCGTTGAGATACACGAGCGCCGCGAGCAACGTGGTGACAGGGGCGTCCCTCATGTCCTCCCGGAACTTCACTTCGCTGTTGTAACCGAACTTCGCATGCAACCGGCCCAACTCGTCGGCGGCTTTTTCATCCACCGGCTTGTCCGTGCTCGCGTTCTTCAGATAATCTCGAACCCACACAACGATTGCTCGTTGTCCTGATGTCAAAAAAGCTGCCATATACGGGAAACAGTGTCCGCGTTAGCCGGAGCAGTCAACGTCATCGTCAGAAGGCGGCGCGGGCGGCGCGGGAATGGACTTGATGATTTCCTTGAGAATATCCGGCACCGATTTCTTTGGCAACTCCGCCCGGCGAATCATCTCGTTGAGCAAATCGTCAGGCGGACAAACATCCCCTTTCAGCGTCCAAGAAAAACCTTTCGTTGCCGCCACGAGTGCGCGCGTGGGGACGTAGAACGAAATGCCCGGTATCTGCGGCCAGCCAACGCAAATCCCCAGCACCTTGCCGTCCATGTTGGAAAACAAAGGTCCGCCAGAACTGCCCGGAATAATCAGCGTCGTCGTTTGATCGCAGACATCCCACGGCCACGTCGGATCATCTGGGTGAACACCGATCTGCGAAACCACACCTGCCGTTACGCTGCCGTCGAAAATCTTCCCCAACAAATTGCCGACGTGGAAAACCGGGGTTCCCACTCTGGGAGTAGCGAATTCAAACCGGGACTCAACGAAAAAACCGGGGTCTGCGTCCACCAGCAACAACGCCGCATCGACGTTGTGTGGCCGGAGAATCACCCGCGCGGCGAACCACGCATCGCCAGCCTTGTGATCGCCGGTGCGGAAGATGATGTGAATTTTGCAGACATCAACATCGCTGACAACGTGCGCCGCCGTCCAGACGAATACCCGCGTCGCCGAATCGTTTAAACGTTTGATGACGAATCCCGAACCCGATCCCGTCGGCGTTTCAACCAGCACTGTCTGGCGCTGTGCCATCTCATACATATTTTTGTAGCCAGTAACAAAGTCAGCATCGTGGCCGGGAGCAAACCCACGAAAAAAAGCGTAGCCCATCGCGAGCCCCGTGGCGAGCACGACGCTGTAAGAGATTGTTCGGACAACATCGACTGGTTTGGTGAGGGCCAGCTTCACAGTGGAGATTGCTTTTGACAACATACCGAGAAAACAGTGGAGGTCTTCCCGGTATTTGTCATTGCGGCGGCAAGGGATGGAGAAGCACGTAAGCCTGCCTGCGGGCATACTCGTCCGTTACGCTTTCAAATAACGTCGATGCGCGCTCGTTTTCTTCAGGAGTGGCCTTGAGCATTATGAAAGCCCAGCCGAGACCGTGGAACCAAGCATCACGTTTTTCAACAGGCAGTTCCCAAAAAGATCGCTGGCCCAGCTTCTCGCGAAACTCGTTGTAGTCCCGCGTGAAGGTTTCAAAGGTGACAGCCATATCACACCGGGAGCCTGCGGAATTCGATGACGCGATGAATCTTGTCGTTCGGATAGAGGGCCATAAAAACGGATCGCGCCTGAGCTTCTTTCAATTCGGTTTCGGTGGTGATCACATATTCGATGTCCTCGAATCGCTCTCCCATTCCGCCGAGAGTTTTGATTTGTGCTTTGAAGGTGTATGTGTAGTCTTCGCCATTCATAGGTTTTTGTCCACGGTTGCGCGGAATGCGGCAACTTCCCATTCCGACTTGTAGTTTTGTTTGCTCTTGACTTCGATTAGCACGTCGTCCGGTTCGATGTTGTATCTCATCTTCTCTGAGATGTGCTCGAAAACGAGTTGCCGGATAATCTTTTCGTCGATGACAATTTTGATGTTCACTTTTGCCTTTCCGATAGAAGTTGTCCCATGATGAAAAGTTTTGCGAATGCTTCCATCTCGATTTGCCGGACCCGCTCTTCACTAATGCCGAGGATTTTTCCAACCTCTTCGCGCGTCCGTATCGCGGCCCGGTCGATCACTCGCATGATCGCTGGCCCGCCCATCTCGCGAACAATCGTGGTATGGACATTGTGGATCATGTTGCGTTCCGAGGATCGTTTCCGCTGTTTTTCTTTTCTGCACGAGTCGCAGTATTTTTTGAACCGCGTTTTCGTGGGATCAAAGGTGATCAGTTCGCCGCAACCGCAGCGTGAGAATTTTACTGGTTTGAGTAGCTCAATCATGCGACGACTCTACTGCTGCCCCGGATACAAGTCAACAAAATAATCTTCCATTCTTCTGCTGACGATTTGACCGGGCTTATACCTAATCGACCAAATCTTCCGAGCGTAGCCAACGCGCGGCAGGTAAGTGGACCACACGAAAATCCTGTCGTAGCCCATCGTGTTCAAAGAAAACTTCGCCTGTTCATCAATCCGCGCACAGGCGGCTCGCCAGTTCGGAGATTGGGAAATGAAATCAGTGTCCACAAAAACCATCCTGTCGTGAACATCCGCAGGGATAGTCGTGAATCTCGCAGACCTTCTGAGGATTGCTGACGCAGGTGCAATGCTTCACTGGATCGGCGGATTTCACCGGAGGGTGAAAACGCATACCAACCACGACCGCCACCGGACCCGCCAGCAAGAAAGCGGCGAATTCTATGGCGGCTGTGGCGTGCGGGATGAACCATAAGGCCGCGAGTTGGCAGAGTCCAATAGCGAAGGAATTGAAAAACGCCCATGTGTATTTCCGACGATGCACATTCGCCTGCTGGACGGTGAGCAGGAAAACGTAGCCCGCTTGCGCGAGGAAAATGAGAGCAAGTGTTTGAGCGTTCATTACCAGCGAATCCGATATGTTATCTCGCGACATTTGCCCACTTGCCGAACGGTCTGATAAGAATACCCAGCGGCCTCAAGGTCTTGCTCTACCGCTTGCCGGACATCCATCGCGTCGTCCGGCATTTGAAAATCGAGCGCCTCTTGTGTGCCATCCAGACGGGCTTTATGAAGCGCGTCATTTAATCGTATGAGGGTCGCTTCAAGTCGCCGAAGAAAATCCTGATGCTTGGCGTCGGTGACTTCTTTGTGGCGCGGAGACCACTCTTTGAGGAATTCGGTTTTGTTAATGAGGGTCATAATCTGTTTTTGGGTTGCGGGCGACGGTGACTGAATAATGTCAAACTCGTCTTCAGGTTCCATACTCATATCAATCGTTGCGTGCGTCGAGGGGATAACAATCACAACCTGCTTCTGAAGCGGTGGGTGCGAAGTGGGTGGTGTGTGGCCTAACTACGCTGCGCGTAGTTTGCCCGGCGTGCTCTGGAAAACGACCGGGGATCACTTGTTCAAACAAGCCGACGCCTTCCCTCAGCGGGATCGGCTCGCAGACAGGTTCGTGCCGGTGTTTCAGCCGATCTGCGATTCGCTGGACAAATGTTCGGCTGTCCCACGCTGAAATCTCTTTGAAGTATTTCCGGTAGGCGATAGTTGCGAGCGCGAAGGCTTCACCTGCGGGAATTTCGTTTAGAAGCTTTCGGAGCCTCTTCATCTCTTTTCTGTGTGCTGGTGTCATTTGGTTTGGTTAGTTGTTGTTTGTGTTTAAACGTGAAAACGAAACCGCAGGTGTTGCACCGGCACGAGTAAACTATCTCGAATTCGCCAGTGTCGTTTACACCTATCTCGTAGTCCTCGCGGAGTGTGTTGTCGCCCAGCCCGATTGAATCCGCACTGGACTTGAGTTGGAACTCCGCCATACGATCCTTGAAATC